ATCATTCAGATCCTGGACGACGTCAAAGAGCTCGTCTGCGACACGATTTACCTGTTGACACTCAAGTGAGCGCAGTAGAACAAACCGAATACGCACTGGCCGCTGCTGACCAGTTGCGCGACGAAGCACCCACGCAAGCTCTCGATGCTTTGGGCGTTGAGCTGCTGGCCGAGTTCTCTCGTGCCGAGCTCGAGCGCCGCCTGACCGAAGAGCGCTGGCTGCAAGACATCCGTCAGTACCGTGGTCGCTATGACCCAGACGTTCTGGCCGCGATTGGTCCGAACCGCTCGAAGGCGTTCGTCCGCAAGACTCGCGTCAAGGTGAAGACGATCAACAGCCGCGTGGCTGACTTGCTCTTCCCTGCTGGAGGCGAAAAGAACTGGGAGATTGACAGCACGCCCGTGCCAAGCGTCTCCAAAGAACAGCGCGCCATGGCCGCGGCTGAGCTCACAAAGATGGCTCATGCGCAAGCTCAAGCACAAGCTGATGCGCAAGCTCAGCAGCAAGGCCAGCCAGGAATCCAGGTTCCTCCGCCCGGTAAGGTTCCTCCGCAAGCTGTCGATCAGTTCATCTTGAACTTGGTCAAGGCTGCATCAAAGAAGATGTCCAAGGTGATCGAAGACCAGTTGGTCGAGGCTCGCTACAAGGACGTCTGCCTGAAGACTATTCACTCCGGCCACCTGTACGGCACGGGGATCATGAAAGGCCCACTGGTCGAGCGCAAGATCCGCACAACCTTTGTGCAGACTGTCAAGGGCTGGGAAGCTAAGAACGAATCCTACGTGGTGCCGTTCGTGGATTACGTGCCGATCTGGCGCTTCTATCCCGACATGAACGCCACCGACTTGGACCAGTGCAAGTATGTGTACGAGCGTCACAACATGACCCGTGCCGACTTGGTTGAGCTGTCCAAGCGCAAGAGCTTCAACACCCAGAAGATTGTTGACTACGTCAAGGCTCATCCAGACGGCGAGATCAAGCTGCGCTACTACGACAACGAGCTGCGCATCATCGGTGAGCGTACGGCCAACCAAGGCAACAAGCAGAACCAGTACGAGATCCTCGAGCGCTGGGGCTACATCGATGGCGCCAAGCTCAAGAGCGTCGGCGTGAACGTGCCAGAAGAGCGCATCCACGAGACCTTCTTCTCCAACGTCTGGATCCTGCCAAACGGCGAAGTGATCAAGGCGGTGTTGCAGCCGATCAACGGCGTGACCTGGCCGTATCACATGTACTACTTCGACAAGGACGAAACATCGATCTTTGGCGAAGGCGTCGCAGCCATCATGCGTGACGACCAGACCATGCTCAACGCCTCTGTGCGGATGATGCTGGACAACAGCGCGATTGCCTCTGGCCCAATGCTCGAGGTGAATCCTGGCTTGCTGGCCAACACCGACCGCATGGATGAGATGTACCCCTGGAAGATCTGGTTCCGCAACAGCGCGCAGCCAGGTCAAAGGGCGGTCGAGAGTATCCAACTCGAGAGTAAGTTGGGCGATCTGTCTGGCATGGCCGATCGCTTCGACAACAACATCGACGAGACCACAGCGATCCCTCGCTACATGAGTGGCGAGAATGTTGGCTCCGGCGCTGCCGGCACTGCTTCCGGCATGTCCATGCTGTTGGGCGCTGCCAATATCGCGATCAAGGACTTGATCAGCGCATGGGATGAGGGCGTGACCCGTCCTTTCCTGACGTCGCTGTATCGCTGGAACATGCAGTTCCACAAGGACAATGCCATCAAGGGCGACTTCGACGTCAAAGCTCGGGGCACATCGTCACTGGTGGCTCGTGAGGTGCGCGCTCAGCAGCTGGATATCTTCAGCCAAGCTGTCGCCAACCCCATGGATGCGCCATTCGTCAAGCGCGACGCACTGCTGCGTCAACGCGCAGAAGCTCACGAGCTCTCCGACATCGTCAAGACGCAGGAAGAGGTCGAAGCCGAACAGAACAGCCCAATGGGTCAGATGCAGCAGCAAATGGCCATGGCTCAAGCTCAGCTCACTGTGCAAGAGATGCAAGGCAAAGCAGCCAAGGCCATGGCCGAAGCAGAGCTTGCCAGTGCCCGTGCTCGAGAGACGCTGGCCAACATCGACAAGATCATCGCCGAGTCGGTCAACAAGAAGGTCGAGGCTGTGTACGCAGCGCTGCAAGCTGGCGGCGTGGCGACGTCGAATCCGACTATCGCTCCTGCCGGCGACGAGATCCTGCGCTCTGCTGGTTGGGTGGATGCAACGCCAGATCCGACCATTGCTCAGCTCAACACTCAGCCTGTGCAGCAAGAGGATGGCACGATGGTTCGCATGAACCGTGGCCAAGCATTCGCGCAAGAGCCTCGTGGCAACACCAACCCATCCGAGCCAGGATTGCCTGCCGATGCCAACCCACAGATGGCAGCTCCTGAAGCCGAGCCCCGTCCTGCCACTGGCATGAACGGCGTGCGCGGCGGCATCGAGACGCCGGAGGTCTGATGGAAGACGACGGCCTGCGCGCAATGCGCCAACTGCAGGACTCGGCCCGCGCTGTGGGCGAGTTCCGCGGTACAGATCCTTTAAAGCACGTCGACCAGATGCTCACGCACTTGGCTGATGTGTACAAGACACAGCTCGCTGACATCAAGGTTGAAGACCTGGTCCGCGTGCAAGCAAACCTCAAGCAGACCCTGACGATCAGGGCTGTGATCCGCGGCAGCCAACCTCTGCCGCTGGTATAGATCTTTGTCCCCCAGCTATCAAGTAATCCTTGACAGCTGGGACAGCCAAAGCCGGGCGACCGGCTCTCAACCGGAAGCCTAACGAAAGGAAACTTATGGCAACCCAAGACCAAATGAAGGATGACCAGGACGCATACAGCGCCGCCTTCAACGAAGAAGAACAGACCAAACAAGAGCCCACCGAAGACGAAGCGTTCGGCCTTGCTGGACCTACGACTGCGGACAATGCGGCCGAAGACGGTTCTGATGGCCAAGCCAGCGAACCCGTCGACATCGCCATCGTGATTGACGGCGGCGACATGGAGAAGCAAGCCGAAGACATGCGCGCCAGAGAGACGGCCGAAGAAGCCGCCGAAATGCCAGGTCAAGACGGCGCCTCCGAAGAGGCTGGTGAAGGTGACGCCTCTCAGGTCGAAGCGCCAAACGTCGACATGGAGAAAGAAGTCCAGCGCCTCAAGTCATGGGAAGGTCGCCTCAAGGCGATGGAAGCCAAGCTCAAGGCTGCCGGTACTGACACCCCAGAAGAAGAGCAAGAGGTCGTGAGCGAGGCCATTGAACAGGCTGCAGACGCAACCGACACTCCAGCCGACGAAGAGAAGGTTGAGCAGATTGCTGACCAAGTCGAGTCCGGCGCCATCACTCCTGAGCAAGCCATGAAGCAGTTGGCCGAAGACTTCGGCGACGACTTCGTGAAGATGATCGAAGCCATCGCTGTGGCCAAAGCCAAGGAAGCCGGCGGCGCTGCTGCCAGCGAGAAGTTTGGCGAGTTGAAGGGTACCGTGGATGAGGTGATCGCCGACATCGTCGACACCAAGGCCAAGGCTCACTTCGAGCAAATCGCGGCTGTCCATCCTGACTTCCAGGAAATCGGCGCCAGCGAAGAGTTCAAGCAGTTCGTTGATGGCATGCCTGACGCCGACAAAGAAGCCACCATGCAAGTGATTGCTGGCGGCACGGCCAAGGAGATCAACAAGCTGTTGACCGCGTTCAAGAACAGCGGCGCCGCGGCTGAAGCCCCAGGCGAAGACAACGGCGGCTTGACTGAAGCTCAAGGCGAATCCGTGGTCGACGAAGCTGTCGCTGAAGACCCAGCACTCGACGCTGCTGAAGGCGTGCGCTCCTCTGGCATGAAGTTGCCCGAAGAGCCCAAGGCCGGCGGCAACTACGAAGACGCTTGGAACGACTACTGATCATGCCTTTGATCAAATCTGCAGCCGACGAAGCAGTCGGCAAGAACATCGCCAAAGAGCAAGCGGACGGCAAGCCTCACAAGCAAGCCGTCGCCATCGCTCTGGCGGTGCAGGAACGAGCCAAGAAGCAGGAAGCTGCTGACACCGGCAAGTCCGTTCGCAATCCAGCCAAGGAAGACGCGACAGAGTACGCGAAAGCCTGGAAGGACGAGTAATAGCTGATCCACCATGTGTGGAAACAGTATCGAGGTCGCTTTCACAGCCGGCGACCTTGTCAAGAATGTGGCAGGCAGTCCACTCGATCTGCCTCACAGCCGGTGTAGCGGGATGCACCGGATACCAAACATCCTGCACTTTGGAGCACGACGAACCAGTCGCGCATGAGAAAAGAATTCTCGGGATACGCCGCAAGGTGCCCCGCATGAGAGTTCTCGCGTATCTGCACACGGCACACGGGATAAGTCCACACGCTCCTTTTTGAAATGACTGTGAAAACAGCAAACTGAAAACGTCATTAACGAAAGGAAACTCACAATGACTACTACCGCTTACGGCGATATTTCGCCCCGTACCGCTGCTTACGCTGAAAAAGAACTGCTGAAGCGCGGCCTCCCTTACCTCGTGTTGGAAAAGTTCGGTCAAGCCAAGGCTTTGCCCGAGCACGCCACCAAGGTGATCAAGTTCCGTCGCTACAACGCACTGCCAAACACCCCTACGGCTTTGACCGAAGGCGTGACTCCAGCAGGTCAAGCGTTGACCGTGACTGACGTGACTGCCACCCTCGCCCAGTACGGCGACAAGGTGACCATCACTGACGTGATCTTGGACACTCACGAAGATCCAACTCTGAACGAGTCTGTTGCCCTCTTGGGTGAACAAGCCGCTCAGATGATCGAGAAGATGCGTTTCGGCGTGTTGAAGGCTGGCACTAACGTGTTGTACGCCAACGGCGCTGCTCGCACTGACGTGAACACAGCGATCTCCTTGACCATCCAGCGTCGCGCAGTGCGTGCCCTGAAGCGTCAAAACGCTCGCTTCATCACGACCGTGGTTCGTTCGACACCTTCGTTCGGCACCGAGAACGTGGCTCCTGGCTTCGTCGCCTTGATCCACCCTGACCTCGAGGCTGACGTCCGTTCGTTGACCGGCTTCGTTCCTGCTGAAAAGTACGGCACGATGACCCCATGGGAAAACGAAATCGGCAAGTGCGAAGACGTGCGCTACTTGAGCTCTACCATCTTCAGCCCCTTCGCTGATGGCGGTGGCGACAAGGGCACCATGTTGTCCACTACCGGCACCAAGGCCGACGTGTACCCCGTGTTGTTCGTTGCTCGCGACGCCTACGGCATCGTGGCATTGAAGGGCATGTTCGCGTTGACCCCAATGGTCGTGAACCCCAAGCCAAGCGATTCCGATCCTTTGGCCCAACGTGGTCACGTCGGCTGGAAGGCAATGCAGACTTGCACGATCTTGAACGACGCATGGCTCGTTCGCGTGGAAGTTGCGGCTACGGCCTAAGCAACCTGACGGCTCAGCAATGGGCCGTTAATCAACACAATGGCCTAGCGCTGGGCCATTCCAATTTGGTGCGCAGTAGTTAATGCGACCAACCCGGCGCCGGGGCGGGAAATCCCCGGCACATCTTTTTCTGTGAGGAACCATATGACATCCAAAACCACTCAAGTCTCGGACATCGACGACACCAAGCCAACCACTGCTGCTGAGGCTCCCTCAAAGAGCTCTGGCGGCGGCGCTAAGCGCGCAGTGCGAGTTGACGGCCATGACATCGCTTTGTCTGGCGACAAGAAGACCATCACCATCCACACCTCTGAAGCCGACGGCGGCCAGGATGCGGTGCCAATCGGTCTGAACGGCTACATGTACCAGGTGCCACGCGGCGTGCCTGTCGAAGTGCCCACCGAGATCGTCAAGATTCTCGAGAACGCCCGAACCTCAACCTTCCATCCCACCAAGGATGGCGAGCTGGTCGAGCGCGTCCACAACCGCTTCGCTTTCAGCGTTCACTAATCATCGCCACGAGGTAGCACATGGCGGCAAACACGTACGTAAAGGATCTCCTGTTTCGGGTCTCGAACCAGTTACATGACATCTCCCCGCAATTCAATCGCTGGACCCAGCGCGAGCTCGTGTCGTGGCTCAATGATGGACAGCGTGCAATCGCGAAGTACGTGCCCAGCTCATGCTCCCGTGTCGACGCTATCAAGCTGAAGCCAGGCACCAAGCAGTCGATTAGCACCATTCCGTCCGCCAGCGTTATCCCTGGCGACGGATCAACCCCTGTCGCCATAAGCGGCGTGGCGCTCATGTCCCTCGTTCGGAACATGGGCTCCAATGGCTCCACAATCGGCCGAGCTATCCGCTTGGTCGATCGTGAGACCCTTGATGCAAACTCGCCTGACTGGCACAGCGAAACGGACACAAAGGTCAGCGCCTACGTGTTCGACCCTCGCGTCCCTGACATGTTCTACGTGAGTCCTGGCGCGTCATCCACCACCAACGTGTGGGTGGAAGCCAGCTACATCGCCGACCCAACTGACGTCCCCTATTCCGGTACGTATACATGGGACGGTAGCGACACGACAAAGATCTCCATCGACGACACCTTCGTTGATGATCTGACCGACTACATCCTGTCCCGCGCCTACGGCAAGGACGCCGAGAACGCTGCCAACCTGGCGCTCGCTGGCGCCTATGCTCAGCAGTTCAAGGACAGCATCAGGTCTCACGCCACGGCTATCGCAAACATCAACCCAAACATTCAGGGCTTGGAAGGCAACCCGTTGCCATCGACGCCGAGGTAATGCATGACACCGTCTGATCTCCTTCCCTACCTGTTGCCCGAAGTGCCAGGGGCTCCTGAAGCCCTAGCAAAGCAGGCAATCATGCGCGCTGCCAATGACTTCTGCTGGGAGACCGGCGTCTGGAATGAAATCCAAGACCCGATCTCAGTGGTCGATGGCGTCAACGAGTATGACCTTGACGCGCCAAGCGGTGCGCAAATCGTCACCATCAAATCCATCTGGATGGTCAACCGCGAGCTCGTGCCCGTCACCATGGAGCGCCTGCAAGAGGTGATCCCTAACTGGCAAGAAGCTCAAGGCTCCGACCCCGCCTACTACAACTGTGCAACCGACTACAGCACGGTTCGTATCTACCCAATCCCCATGGGTGCCAACAGCGCAAAGATGACCATCCGCGCCATCTACACGCCCAACCAGTTCGGCAGCACATTGCCACAATTCTTGGTTGATAAATTCCTCGACGAAATCCTCGCCGGCGCCAAGTCACGACTTATGATAATGCCCGGCAAATCCTGGACAAATCCACAGCTTGCAATGGGTAACGCTATTGCATTCGCTGAAGGTGTTGTGCGCGCCAAGGTGTTCCAGGCTCACGACAAGGTTGCCGGCAGCGTTCGCGTTCGCCCTGTGCGATACGGCTACCGCTAATCTCTTCACATCCACGCAGGTAATTCATGGCAGCAGCAACCTACGACTTCGAGATAGAACAGGGCGCAACCCTGCTCAAGCCCATTGTCTGGAAAGACAGCAGCGGCACGCCCGTCAATCTCACGGGCTACAGCGCGAAGATGCAGGTACGCCAAAGCGCCGCATCGCCAGACGCGCTGCTCGAGCTGTCGACCGTCAACGGCAAGATTCAGATCACGCCATCCACTGGCACGGTCACGCTCATCTTTAGCGCGACAACAACCGCTGCCATCACCTGGAAGCGCGGCAAGTACGACCTCGAGCTCACCTCTGGAAACGGAACCGTCACACGCCTCATTGAGGGTCAGATTACCGTTTCTCAGGAGATCACACGATGAGCGACCTCGTAGTTGTTGAAGAGGTTGGCTCGACCGTAGTCATCCAAGAAATCGCAGCGGCCGACACCATTGAGGTTGTTGGCCCTGGTCCGCAAGGTCCATCGGGCACCATCGCTGTTGGCACGGTCACAACTGGAGCTCCAGGCAGTCAGGCGACGGTCACCAATAGTGGCACGTCTACCAGTGCAGTGTTCGACTTCACCATCCCAAAGGGCGAGGCAGGTGACGTTGCTGCCGGCTCGCTTCGCTACGACATAACGCAGAGCCTAAACAGCACCCAGAAGGCTCAGGCTCAGTCCAACATCGGCCTTGACGATATTCAGGTTGACGTCGTATTTGGCTCAGGTCGCCGCATCTTTGGTGACTTCAGCAATGCCTCACTGCTCAGCCGAGTCTTTGTGCAGACCAGCACGCCAAACGCGTCTACCGTATTTGGTTTGCTGCCAAGTGGTACGGCCGTTAATTCGCAGTTTCACGTCTGGGGCAATTCTGACCCTACCAATTCCCCCCTCGGCGCACTGATCATCAACTCGACGTCCGTGCGCTTGCAGTCTACCGCTGCAGGCACAGGCACTGTGTTGCCGCTCGAGTTCTTTGTTGGCTCATCAGAGGCCGCTCGGTTTGACGCCGCAACGCGCAACCTGTTGATTGGCAGCACCGTCGACGACGGAGTTCATAAGCTCCAGGTCAATGGCTCGGTCAGCGCCACGCAGTTCAGCGGCAGCGCTGCCGGTTTGACCGGTCTTAAAACCATCAACGGCAATAGCATTCTCGGCACTGGTGACATCACCATTTCCGCTTCCGCGGGCGTGAGCAGCTTCAACACTCGTACTGGCGCAATCACGCTTGGCTCAAGCGACGTCACGACGGCACTGGGTTTCACCCCGTACAGCGCCGCCAACCCTAGCGGCTACATCAGCGGCATCACGGGGTCGATGGTGACCACGGCGCTCGGATTTACGCCATACAGCGCAGCAAACCCAAGCAACTTCATTAGCGGCATCACCGGCTCAATGGTGACTACCGCTCTCGGCTTCACCCCTGCTACAGCAGCGGCTGGGCAGCCAACAGGCGGCACCGCTGGGCAGGTGCTGTCCAAGATCGACGGCACCGACTACAACAGCACTTGGATCGACAACTTCGCCACAGACATCCGCGTCCTGGTGAAGAACAGCACCGGCGCCACATTGGCCAAGGGTACGGTTGTTTACATCTCCGGCGCCAACGGCGCCAACATCATCGTCAGCAAAGCTCAGGCAAACGCTGAATTTAGCTCAAGTAAAACCTTTGGCATCTTGTTGCAAGACCTTGCCAACAACGCGATTGGCTACGCGGTGTGCGAAGGCGCGCTGTCAGGCGTCGATACCTCGGCTGCGGTTGAGGGCGACCCAGTTTGGCTGTCTCCAACGACTGCTGGCGGACTCATCTTTGGCCTATCCAACAAGCCTGTCGCACCCAATCACATGGTGTACCTGGGCGTGGTCTCACGCTCGAACAGCAACAACGGCGTCATCCAGGTCAAGATTCAGAACGGCTACGAGCTCGATGAACTGCACGACGTACTTATCACATCGGCCGCGACCAATCACTTCTTGGTGCGCGCATCCGACGGGTTGTGGAAGAACCGCGCACTGGGTAGCAGCGACATCACTACTGCGCTGGGTTTCACGCCCTACAACGCGACCAACCCAAGCAACTACATCGACACAGCCGGAGCACGCGCAGCAATCAGCGTCACAGGCTACGCCACGTATGACTCATCCACTGGCGTGATCAACGTCATCGGAGGTGGCGGGGAAGGCGGTGGCGTCCTGTCTGTAAATGGTTACACCGGCATTGTCACTCTCACCAAGAGCGACATCGGCCTGAGCAACGTCGATAACAAGTCCTCGGCCACCATCCGTGGCGAGATCACCAGCGGCAACGTGACCACAGCTCTGGGCTTCACGCCTGCCAACGCGGCCTCTCTGGCGACCGTTGCAACCACTGGCGCGTACTCGGATCTCACTGGCAAGCCAACTCTGTTCTCTGGTGCCTACGCAGACCTGACCGGCAAGCCAACCGCGCTGTCGGCTTTCACCAACGACACCAACTTCATCACCACGGCTGGCGCTCGCTCGGCTGTAAGCGCATCGGGCTCCCTGTCATACGACAGCGGTACAGGCGTTTTCAGCTACACAGCTCCGACGACTGTCTCCTCGTTCACGAACGACTCTGGCTACATCACGAGCTCGGCTCTGTCGCCTTACCTGACCAGCGCGTCAGCGGCATCGACGTACCAGACTCAAGCCGGCATGTCGTCCTACCTGACCACGGCTGACGCGTCTACGACCTACCAGACCCAGTCTGGCATGAGCTCGTATCTAACAACGGCAGCAGCGGCCGCGGCCTACCTGGCGCTCTCCGGTGGCGCGCTTACGGGCAACCTCACCTTTGCCACTGGCACGCGCATCACGGGCGACTTCACCAACGCAACGCCATCCAGCCGCGTCATGGTGCAGACCAGCACTGCAAACAGCGCAACGTATTTCGGCCTGCTGCCAAACGGAACCGCGATCAACACGCAGTTCCACATCTTTGGCTCATCCGATCCGGCTAATGCCCCTTACGGCGCATTCACAATCAACGCCACTGCCGTGCAGGTTGCGTCAACCGCATCTGGCACTGGCACTGTGTTGCCATACCGTGTGATTGTCGGCTCGACGGAAGTCTTCCGCGCAACCACCGGAGCCAACTTCCTAATCGGCACAACGACCGACAACGGCACAGACAAGCTGCAAGTCAACGGTAGCGTGTCGGCAACCTCGTTCAGCGGCGCAGGCACCGGCCTCACCGGCACGGCTGCAAGCCTGAGCATCGGCGGATCTGCTGGCTCGGTCGCTTGGGCTAATGTCACAGATCGCCCAACGGCGCTCTCCAGCTTCACCAACGACAGCGGCTACATCACTTCGTCAGCTCTGTCCGGCTACCTGACATCGGCGACAGCGGCCAGCACGTACCAAACCATCAGCGGGATGTCGTCGTACCTGACGACGTCCAGCGCGGCGTCTACGTACCAAACTCAGTCAGGCATGTCGTCGTACCTCACGACGTCGTCCGCCTCGAGTACGTACGCGCCGCTTGCGAGCCCATCGCTGACAACTCCAACAATGTCCGGCGCCACCTTCAACGGCGGCTACACAGAGACACCATACGCAATTATTGATGCACCTGGTGTGCAGATTTCTCCAACCAACGGAAGTGTTCAGACATGGACCTTGGGCGCATCTCGTGTGCCGACCCTTGGTACATGGGCGGCGGGGCAATCCATGACGTTACACGTCAACGATACGGCCTCTGCTTACACCGTCGATTGGGCGACTTCCATGGGTGTGGTTTGGGTTGGCGGCTCTGCTCCAGCGCTGACACCCGGCGGCGGCTACACAGTCATCGGGCTTTGGAAGCTCGGCACGACCATCTATGGCGTGTGTCCCGGACAGGTAGCGTAATGCTGTTTCATAAACTATTCAAGCCCGCAGACGCAGCCCCAGCGGGGATTCAACTTGTCGGCGCTAAAACTGCATCTGGGTTCACTAGCGCGGCAAGTAGTGTTTCTCTGACTGACTTAACTGGTGGAATAGCTTCTGCTCCCGCAGTCGGGGATTTAGTGGCTGTTTATTTAGGCACAGGTGGATCAAGTAACCCAACCCCTGCTGTTACTACAGGATATACAACTATTGCGGACTTGTATGCTTCTGATACATACGATGACAACTTGTTTGTTGCATATAAGATTTTGACAGCTGCGGACACAACGGTGACGCTTGACGGAAACACTGCTAGAGCAAGCGGGTCTTGGACTGCATATATTTCAGTATGGCGTAATGTTGATGCAACATACCCCTTTGATGTTGCCCCTCAAACAAATACTATTATTAATACTATTTATGCTAATCCGCCAGCTATTACGCCCATCACTACAGGCAGTTATATTATTGCAGGAGGATCAGGGGCGCACGCTGAAAGCCAACGAACTTACAGTTCTTCTAACTTAACAGGTTTTAGATCTGTTGGCATTAACGCATCAACAACCGATTCAACAATTGGCGGTGGGTACGAAGCTTGGGTAAGTGGGGCATTTGACCCTGCGGCATTTACGTTTAGTGGTGGAACAAGTACAAGTTATTCCACAGCCTCTGCAACATTGGCATTAAGACCGACAGGTAAAACACTTCCAAGTTTTATAACATCAAGCGGTGTTTATTTTGTAGGTAATTCTGGTACTATTACTGTCCCTGCGCATCAAGCTGGGGATTTAATAGTTTTTGTAAACAGCATTACAGGCTCTACAACAGCACCATCCCTTACTAGCGGATTTACAAATATTACAACATTTAACAACATTGGGTCAGGTTGGTCAAGAGCAGCAAGAGCGCAGTATATATTTAGTGATGGAACAATCACTAGCTTATCTTGTGCAACAAACGGAAGCATTGCAATTTTTAGAAATGCAACAACTGTTACCAATGCTAAAACTGTAAGCACCGCCGCTGCCTCTGGTGTTACATCGGTGTCAGTTTCATCTAATGCGCCAACAGTTGCAGGGGCAATTTATATTCTTGCTGGCTATGCTGGTACGCTTCTTTCTAGTACCACGGGGCTAACGGAAGCGGTTGAATTTGGCGGTTACTCTAGAGTTGGCGCAACTTACTCTGTAGTGAGTGGAACTTTATCTATGAGTGGAAACGTAGCGCCTTGTTACTTTGGCGTTGAAATTTACTAAAGGACATTCATGTATATCAAAATCAACGAAGACGGAACGCAAACGTACCCATACTCGTTTTTGCAACTCAGGGAAGCCAACCGTGGGGTGTCTTACCCAGCAGCTCCAACCGAGGCGGCTCTCGCCTCGTATGGCTTGTACCCTGTGACGGAAACGCAGCCTCAATACGATCAAGCAACTCACCGCGTTGAAGAAGCGCATCCGGTGCTGGTCGATGGTGTGTGGACGCAGGCTTGGGATGTCATTCCGTTGACCGAAGAAGAGCTCGCTCAGCGTGAAGCCAAGCGTATTCTTCAAGCCGAGGGTGAGCGTGCATACGCCTACCGCACCGAATCTGACCCGCTGTTCTTCAAGTGGCAGCGCGGCGAAGCAACCCAACAAGAGTGGCTCGACAAGGTAGCCGAGATCAAAGCCCGTCACCCCGCATAAGCCAACGAGGACACCGTGCCGACCGCCTACACCTGGCAGTTCACTGCACTTGATGTTTACCCCACCTTTGAGACCGTCACCAACGCCGTGGAAAGCATGCACTGGCAGCTCACGGCTGACGATGGCCTTGGCCACCAGGCAAGCGCCTACGGCGAGACGAAGGCTGGGCCTGTTGATCTTGGCAGCTTCATCCCGTTCGATGAGCTCACCCTCGAGGTGGTGCAAGGCTGGTGCGAAGCGCAGATGGGCAGCGAGGCTGACGAGGTCAAGGCTTCGCTTGTTGGTCAGATTGACGAGCAGATCACCCCGGTGGCTCAGACCATGGTCGCGCCCTGGCTTTAGGCTTGAACAGCATGCAACAAACTGTTGCGCTCCAACAGAAAATGGTTACAATCAATGGCCTTTTTCTGTGAGGTCCATCAACTTTTCCGGAGCACATCATGTCCCTTCAAATCACCCTCGAACCCCAAGAAGTCAACCTCGTTCTCGGAGCTCTCAGCGAAGTGCCGCTGAAGACCTCGCTTGACACCTGGTTCAAAATCAAGTCTCAAGCCGAGCAGCAGTTCGCAGCTCAGCAAAACGCCGCAGCCTCAGAAGCAGCGGGCGAAGCTCCTGCAACGCAAGGCGAGTAACACCCAGCAAGATCACAAATCGCCCTCCCACTGTGGAGGGCGTTTTGTTTGTTTGACAGAAGTAGCAGCATGAAAATTGACGAGAACCTGAAGCAATTTGCCACCGAGATTCAGGCCGAATACATCGACGCAGCCATCAAGTACGGTAGTTTCCGCAAGGCAGCTCGTCAGCTAAACGTCAACCACAAGACCATTCACCGAGCAGTCATCGCCGTCACCAAGAAGGCGCAGATCCAGGGCTACTCACCCGACCACGACTTCACCCGCCCTGTGCCAGACATGTTCATGGCCAAGGGCGTGTCGACCTACTACAACAAGGATGGCAAGCCAACAGCCCAGTGGGTCAAGGCAAGTATCAACGACGAGAAGCGCTTCGAGGCCATGAAGGCCGCTGTCGAGGCGTTGTGCGATGAGGTGCCGCGTGTCGAGCCCATCAAGGCGCCAAAGATCAATGACAGCGCTCTGGCCACCGTCTACACCCTGACCGACTCGCACGTCGGCATGCTGGCCTGGCACCGAGAGGCTGGCGAGGACTGGGATCTCGAGATTGCCGAACGCGTGCTCACCGGATGCTTCCAGGCCATGGTGGACGCATCGCCTGCCGCGGCTACCGGCGTTGTCAACCAGCTCGGCGACTTCCTGCACAGCGATGGCCTGTCGCCAGTGACGCCAACATCTGGGCACATCCTCGATCAGGATGGCCGCTTCAGCAAGGTCGTCGAGGTCGCTGTGCGCATTCTGCGCTCGGTGGTCTCCATGGCCTTGGCCAAGCACAACAAGGTCATCGTGATCATGGCTGAGGGCAACCACGACATGGCCTCAAGCGTCTGGCTGCGCGTGCTGTTCAAGACGCTGTTTGAGAACGAGCCTCGCGTGACGGTGATCGACACGCCTCTGCCCTACTACTGCATCCAGCATGGCAAGACCATGCTCGGGTTCCACCATGGGCACCTCAAGAAGAACGACCAGCTCCCAATCCTTTTCGCCTCGCAGTTCCCCAAGGTCTGGGGCGAGACGGTCAAGCGCTACTGCCACACCGGGCACCGCCACCACACCGAAGAAAAAGAGCATTCCGGCATCACCGTGATTCAACACCCGACGCTCGCCGCTCGCGATGCCTATGCAGCGCGTGGAGGCTGGGTTGCTGAGCGCCAAGTCACCAGCATCACGTACCACATGGACTATGGCCAAGTGGCGCGTCACACCGTTACACCCGAAATGCTCGGCAGCATCTAAACAGGTACATCGATGACTCTTCTCTCCGTCAAAGCATTCAACGGCCTCAAGCCCATCGTCAAGCCTCGCCTGCTTGGGCCTGGTGACGCGCAGGTTGCGCAGAACGCGCGGCTGATCTCCGGCTCACTTGAGGCCATGCGCGCGTCGACTACGCTCAAGGCAGCCGCAACTGGCACGCCCAAAACCATCTTCAAGTACGGCGACGCTTCGAGCGAGACCAACTACTGGCTCGAGTTCACCAATGACACTGACGTCATGCGCTCGCCGATCCCCAACGATCAGTGGGATCGCCTGTACTGGACCGACGGCATCGGACTGCCCCGCTACGCTCCGAACTCCATGATCTTGAGCTCGCAGCCATACCCCGGAGCCTCATACCAGCTCGGCTTACCTGCGCCCAACAAGCCAACAATCGGCTCCTTCTCCGCTGTTCCGGTCTACACGCCTGTCACCCGCGAGTACGTGCTGACCTTCTACAACCCAACCTCGACCAAAGAGTCTGCACCAAGCTCCGTGTTCACGGTTCAGGCTGTCGACGGGCAGAAGACTGCCGTATCCAACCTCACCACGAACAACCAAGGCGACGCCGGCATCACCAAGAAGCGCCTGTACCGAAAGGTCAGTGGCACCTACCGTCGCGTGACTGAGCTTGACCTTTCCGTGACGACCTACGACGACACGGCAACCGACGCATCGCTGGCATCGGCAGCGACTCTTTCATTGGCAGTTGGCTCTGCGCCAGCCGCACCAGGCAGGGCTCCGACCGTTACGACCTCGACCGTGACGCCAACGGCTGCCGGCATTTCGCGCAGCTACATCTACACCATCAAGAACGTCGCTGTTGGCATGACCGGTGGTGATGGTGGTCAGTACACCGAGTACTTTGCCGAATCCGCAGCGAGTGCGGTTTACACGGTCACAGCGGACACCACTCAGACCGTGACCATCAGCGGCATGAGTAACACCCTGGGAGGCAGTCACTTCCGCGTGTATCGCAAAGACGCGGGTAGCTCGTCGTACCAGTTTGTCGCAGAAGTTCCGGTTGCTCAGACGTCCGTGGCCGACGTGATCGCAGCAACAACGCTTGGTGGCGTCTACAGCCCAGACGGCGCGTGGAACTTCTCCCCAAGCGTTGCTCCAACTGGAAGCGTGAACTCTTCGACCGCCAAGTCCACCGTGTCCCGCGTGTACATGGCGACATACCTAGACGCGTCAGGCAATGAAAGTACGAGGAGCCCAGTGAGCTCCGTGATCAGCGCCGTTGACGGTCAGACCTCGGTGACCATCACCCAGAGCGAGACAGTGCCAGCCGGTGTCGCCAAGAAGCGCATCTACCGCCAGACTGTGACCGTAACTAACGGCGTGATTAGCGTGAGCGATGCAAACTGGAAGCTCGTCATTGAAGTGCCGGCAACCACAACATCCGGCGTCGAGGCTTTGGCTGACGTGTCTCTTGGTGCCGCATACCCAACCGCGCTGCGCGATTTGCCTGTAGCACCCAATGCAACCCCGACGCTCAACGCCACCATCCCAACGGCGCCAGTTCCAGAGACGCGCACGTACGTCATTACATACGTCTCGGCATACGGCGAAGAAGGCCCGCCATCGGATGCATCTGACCTAGCGACCATTGATCCCACGAAGAGCGTTACCGTCGACCTCGCTGGATCTCCCACGGGCAGCTACAACGTCACCCTCAAGCGCATCTACCGCTCATCCACTGTCGGCAACCAGGCTCAGTTCCAGTTCGTCGCTGAAGTTCCTCTGGCTACGAGCTCGTACGTGGATGAGGTTGACCAGGCCGATCTCGGTGAAGTGCTGCCAAGCGAAGGCTGGGTTGCTCCTCCCGCGGATCTCAAGGGCTTGCGCATGCTGGCCAACGGAGCCGCTGTCGGCTTCTCTGGTCGCACCGTGTACCTGTCAGAGCCCAACATGCCGCACGCTTGGCCGCACAAGTACACGATCGACTTTGACATCGTCGGCATCGCCGTCTTTGGCCAGACCGTCGCTGTGCTGACCAATGCGTACCCGTTCCTGCTGCAAGGCGCTGACCCTGCTGCAATGACGCCGACCAAGCTCGAGTTCCCGCAGGCGTGCGTATCAAAGCGCTCGATTGTTGAGACCGGAGACGGCGTGCTGTACGCATCCCCTGATGGCTACGTATCAATCGGCTCAGGCGTCGGGTTGATAACCGCAACCCTGCTATCTCGCGACGGCTGGCAGGCATACGTGCCATCCTCGATGGAATGCTACCTGTACAACGGCCGCATTCATGTCATGTACAACACCGGCTCCGTGCGCGGCTGCCTCGTCATTGACCCAACCGGTCAAGGCGCGGTCATGACCACGATGGACATCAACGCCGCCACCGCTGTGAATGCTGGCTACTACGATCCAGCGCGAGACATCCTGTACCTCGCTCAAGGCGGAAACATCGTGCGCGTTGACCAAGGCTCGGCGCTCACCGCAACCTGGCGCAGCAGGCTCTACCGCCTGCCATGGCAGCAGAACATGTCCGTCGCGCAGGTTCGCGCTGCAAGCTACCCAGTGACACTTCGCATCTACGCTGACGGCGTGCTCAAGACGACAAAGACTGTCACCAGCGCAGAGCACTTCCCACTGGCTGGCGGCTTCCGCGCGCTTGACTGGGAGTTTGAAATCGACACCACCACCGAAGTTTCGGAGGTGAATATCGCCACCAGCGTTGCCGAGTTGAAAGCCGTATGATCCGCGAAACCCTTGTCCCATCCATCCCAGACATCCGCGACGACAACGTCAAGGATGTGCTGCGCGCCATCAAGAGCACGCTCGACGTGCGCGAGGGCAACATCGGTGACCCGCTTGACCAAGTTGTCACCATGCGAGAGCTCAGCGCTCTCAACCTGGTAGACAAGTCCAGCACCAGCACCACTTCGTACGGCGCGACCCTTCCTGTTGGCCCCGTCATTCCAGCGCCAACCGGCGGGTACAACCCGGCCACCGACTACACGATTCCACCAGCTCCGACAAACCTGCGCGCAAGGGGTGGCTTCACCAACGTCTACCTCGAATGGGACGGGGCGCCAATCAAGAACCTCGCGTACACCGAGATCTGGCGCTCGGCAGCCGACAGCCTTGGCACGGCAGTCATGGTTGGAACCACGGCGGCCAACGTCTACGCCGACGCGGCCGCGCCAGATACGGAGTACTTCTACTGGGTTCGCTTTGTATCTGAGGCCAACGTCACCGGCCCGTACAACGGCACCTCTGGCACACGCGCCCGTACGGCCATGGACGTCTCGGCGGCCATCTCCGCGATTTCAGATGAGATCATAAACAGTCAGCTCTACGCCGATCTTGGTTCACGCATCTCGGCCACCGAGACCGGTATCAAGACCCTGACCGACATCACTGCCACGAGCGCAAAGAGCGTCAGCACCCTAGCCAGCGTGGTCAACGGTCACTCGGCGGCCATTGAGGTGGCGCAGTCGTCGGTCGACGGCTTGCGTGCTCAGTACTCAGTCAAGATCGACAACAACGGGCACGTTTCAGGCTTCGGCTTGTCATCGACCATCACCAACGGCAAGCCCATGTCCGCGTTCATTGTGCGCGCAGACCGGTTCGCCATTGTGGGCGCAAACAGCACGACAGATCCGCTGGGCACACTTACACCAAGCAAGGTGCCTTTCATAGTACTGACAACACCGACAGTCATTGGCGGCAAAACTTACCCTGCTGGCACCTGGATCGACACAGCATTCATTGCCAACGCCACGATTGCCAACGCGCAGATCTCCGACCTGACTGCCGACAAGATCACCACCGGCAGCTTGACGGCCTCAATTGGCATTACCACCGGTAAGATCACCGGCGGCGTCAATACAGCCTACGCTTTCGGCTCGAGCAACTTCGGCACGGGCTTCTACCTCGGCTCGGACAGCGGCGTCTACAAGTTTCGCGTTGGCTCGTACGCAAAGAACATGACGTGGGATGGGACTAACCTGTCTGTCACTGGTACTGTCTCAGCCACCGGAGCCACGTTCCAAGGCTTAACCATCACGGACGCCAGCGGTAACGTGCTGCTCTCGTCGGGCGGTGGAGTGAACGGTGCATACGTGTCTGGTCTCGGTGCGTTTGCTGGTCTTGATGAGATCACCTCTACAAACATCAGCACGTACATTGCCGACGGCGCAATCGGAAACGCCCACATCGGTAACTTCATCTCGTCGACGAACTTCAACGGCGTCATCAATAGCAGCGGGCTCATCACCAGTAACGGCACCACAGGCTGGGCGATTGGTAAGGCTGGAAATGCCGTGTTCCAATCCATCTATGCTCGCGGAGATATCCAGGCCAGCAGCTTAAACGCAGCAACCGGAACCTTTAGTGGCACGCTCACCTCGTCTGCAATTAACGCGGTGAACACAATCAACGTGGCCGGCAACGCAGTTACTGCCATGTACTACGCCGCAGGCGGTTCTGGAACATTGGCTGCGAACGAGCAACTCAAGCTTATTACCTCAGTAAGCATCAGCATGCCGACTGGATCGAGTGGCGTTGTGATCAATGCGTTCGTGAACATGAGCGGTTACTACTCTGGCACAACGGTCTACATTGAAATCAAGCGCAACGACGGGACTCAACTCAGAGGCGTTGGCGTTTCCTTGGTGTCTGGCTTCTATTCGTCATTTGCTATCACGGCATTTGACCCGTACCCAACATCCACATACCCAACGTACGCCATGTATATCAGTAATCCGACCACCGGCCCTGGATCCAACTCTCCAGCGGACTACAGCGATCCATCCATCCAAGCAACAGGCGGTAAGCGATGATTCATTACATCCTAAAAAACCCAGACGGCAGCGTGTTTCAACGCGGCGTATGCGGCGGCGAGAATGAGATCCCTCAGATTAATGGGCTAACCCCGGAAGTGATCGAGATGAGCGATCTGCGTCATCCATCAACGCAAGTGCGCGAGCCGACCTACGTCGACTACCGAGCGCTCGCTTACCCATCCATCGGTTCTCAAATCGACGCCCTTTGGCACGCCATGGACGACGGCTTACTACCCAAAATTGAGCCAATGTACAGCGACATCAAGGCAGTCAAAGAGAAGTACCCCAAGCCAACGGCATAACATTTAGTTGACGAGTCAGCGATAAGGCACGCACTCGTGTGCGCGTATATCACGACATCAAAAAAATGTCAACAAAATGTTGGTTTTCGGGTAAAATCGCACGCTATGACCGTTTCCAAAGACCACTCAGCTCCACCCTGGCAACCTGCCGGTGAGGACGAGTGGTTGTCGCTAATGGCTGGAAACGAGAATGCCGTTCGGTTCCTGCGTGATATTTCATTCTTGTCGCACGTCTACGACGACCTGATCGACAAAGACAAATCAGTGCCACAAGACCACGTCCACGCATTGATGTGGAAGGCGCTGATCGCCATCCCGACTAATCCGTTTTACCAGGCGCATCAAGACATGCTGCGCCCGCTGCTGATTACCGGGATCATCAACTGGCATGGGGCGAACCAGATTGAGGCGCGCGGCGACGTTGAGGAGCTGCACATCTCTCACGCCACGCGGTACTCCATTGGCGATATTGCCTTGATGGCAATGGCCCTCACGGGCGGCCAGGAGCACGCGATTAAGAACGCAAGTCGGTGTCGTCTACTGTTTCAAAACGACACCTGGGAACATTATTTGAAGGAGCATTCTCGTGCTAATTAAAGACATATTCAGGCTGATCGTGCCGCAGTTCATGTTTGGATTGCGCCTTGACGTGGGCGGCGGCGATGCTCCAGCTCCAGATCCTGCGATTGGCGAGGCCGCCAAAGCGAATGCCGCGCTCGGGAAAGAGGCGTTCGACTGGTACAGCAACTACTACACCAACACAGTCGCTCCGATGCAGCAGCGTCAGACTGAGTTGGCCCAGACGCTGACCAATGATTACTTGGACACCTCGGCCCAACAGAAGCAGTTTGCGCAAGACCAGAATGCGTACTACAAGTCTACGTTCCAGCCTGCCGAGCAGCAGATGGTGCGCGACGCCATGGACTACGACTCCGCGGCCAACATCAAGCGCGCATCTGGCGAGGCTGCAGCCAACGTCAACCAGCAGTTCAGCAACGCCCGTGGCCAAAGCGCTCGCTTGGCTGGTCGCTACGGCTTGGCATCCACCGCCTTTTCTGGCCCTGCTGGCGCCTCTGAGCGCGCTCAAGCGCTTGGCGCGGCTGGCGCTGCTACTGGTGCTGCCACCGCCACTAAAGACAAAGCCATCGCGCTGCGCTCTGGCGTGTCTAACTTCGGTCGCAACATGCCTAACACGTCGGCTCAATACTTTGCAGGCTCCAACGCCTCCAACGCAGGCGCTGGCGCTGCCGCTGGGCAAGGCTTCAACAGCACCATGGCTGCTGGCGGCTTCATGAACGGAGGCTTCGGTCTTGGCATGCAGGGCAACAGCTCCGCAGGCAGCCTCTTGCTCGGCGACTTCCAAGGTCGCATGCAAGGCTACGCCGCTGACCAGGCCGCGATTGGCGGACTGATGCAGGGTATCGGCAGCGTTGGTGCTGCCTACGGACTTAAGAAGTGGGGATAACACATGGGACTCGGACTCGGAGCATTAGGCGGTTTAGCCAAGGGCATTGCCCAAGGTACGCAGATGGCGTGGGATCAGCAAGAGCGCGAGCGCCAAGCCGCACGCCAAGAGAAGATCGACGCCATGACGGAGGAGAAGTTTGGCCGCGAGAAAAAAGAGTGGGCTGACAAAGACGCCATCGAAAGGGCTACCACCGACATCATGAGCGCCGGCACGCAGACTCCAGGGTTTGCGTCAGAGTCCTCTTCTGGCAAGTACTTCAATAGAGATCAAAATGAAGCGCAGCAGCTCGCTGACCTCAACGCCGCAGCGGACGAAATGGCCGCGGGACCAGCCGGCGACCAAGGCGCATCGCAGCCGCTACAGGCATCTGTCAAGCAGGCAGCATCCGTTGCTGGCCTTGACGGTAAGTCAAAGCTATTCACCGGGCTGAATGCCGCAACAGAAGCCAAGCAGTATGTCGACAACGGCGACTTCGGAAGCTACGCAAAATACACGACTCTGCGCGACAAGCTGGCCACCATGCCGGGTGGTCAGGAGTATGCCGACAAGTTCTTCCAGCGCATGAAGCTAATGAAGGAGGAAGGCCTTGACAAGGCTCTCTCATATCTTGACGCCGATCGACCAGAGGACGCCATGCGCGCCGCTCAGTCCGTTGGTCAGTACCGCCCTCCCGAAGGATCAAAGCTGGTATCAAGGCAAGGCAAGCATTGGCTCACAGGAGCAGATGACAAAGTCTGGAGCCTTGTTGACAAGGATGGGAAAGTCATCCAAGACGACGTTCGCCGGTCAATTGAAGGTGGCCTGCTCGGGTTCAAGGATCGCGCGACTATCGCTGCCACACTAAAGAAGTCCGAAGACTCCGCAGAGGCTCGCCGCTACGCAGCAGAAATGGCATTCCAGCGCGGGCTCATGCTTGGCGGAGGGGGCGGAAGGTCTGGAGGGTCTGGCGGATCCGGCGGATCTGGAAAGCAACCATCCGACCCGGCAATGAGCCTGCTTGAAGATGCGTACAAAGCTGACGCACCAGGCGGCGGGAAGCACACCGGAGCTCAGCTTATTGAGGGTACAGCGATGCTGGACGTCATCCCTAAGACCTTGCCGAATGGTACGACATTGTCTGACAAGATGCGCGCCCAGATTGCCTACGACGCATCTGTAAACCCAAACTCCACCACTACGCAAATCAATCCAACAACAGGACAGATTGAGCGCGTGTATAAGATGGCGCCACGCCCTAATGCCGCTGGCAACATGATCCCAGCATCCATTCCTGTTGGGGTTTGGAGCGTAGATCAGGCGGTATCAGCGGCCTCTACGGATGATGATGCAAGCAAAAAGGTGCGAGCCACGCTAGGCGCGGAGGTTCAAAAGATCACATCCGGATTGCCGCGGAATGAGCAGCAAAACGTCATTGACTCTGCATTCAGTGAGCGCGCCCGCAGGGAATACATGGGACGCTACCAAGGCGAGATTGCGCGTAGCGTTCAGGATCTCGACAAGCCGCAAGAGTGGAAGGATGCGTACGTCAAGCAAAACGTCCAAGCTCGTGAGCGATTGATTGACTTGCAGCGCGAGTTTGGCAAGAAGCCAGAATGGGTCGAAAAACAAGAGAGCCAAGCGCGCGTGAAGGCTGGCCTCGCCGCCACCGCCAATAGCAACTACACAGAAAGCCAAGCCGCATCTGTCAAGAAGTGGTTCGGCGATGAAAAGCCAATCATTCCGAGCATCACAAATGCAGCGAAAGGTTTGTACAACAGTGCGGCCGAATCTTTCAAGCAAAGCAATGTGCGGAGTGAAGACTACATACGGAAAACCGTCGCAGACATCAATAAGACAGGAAGAATTTGGCCGGCTGACGCGTCAGCAATAGCAGCTACATTGAAGAGCAAGCCGGAGCTGAAGTCCCTCTTTACGCCTGACCAGCTAGAAGCAATTCAAGCCCGCACTGGCGCCCAGTTCTAATCGAGTCAACACAAAGAAATAAGTAGAACCAGCATGGAATTCAAACCATCAATCTCACCAGAGCAGTTTGACATGATGCAGGGCGGTGGCCAGCCCACCTCGTCCGCCTCTCCGTCTCAGAAGTATGCCGGAGGATTTGACGCTGCTGCGTCATTCACCCTTGGTGAGGAAGGTGGCTACGTCAAAGATGACGCCGGAGCCGGGGAAACAAACTTTGGCATCAACAAGCGGGCAAACCCAGACGTTGATATCAAGAGCTTGACCGAGTCTGGTGCGCGCGATTTATACAAGACGCGCTACTGGAATCCGATTGGCGGAGATGAGCTTGCAAAGCGCAATCCCATTCTTGCAACCATCGCTTTCGACACGGCCATCAACATGGGCCCGACGACCGCCAAGAATTTTTTACGCGCCGCGAATGGAGATCCGGCAAAGGTTCTCGAGATGCGCGCTGAGCGCTATCGCGATCTGCTTGCAGCCGATCCCAAGAAGTTCGGCAAATACGCAGATGGCTGGCAATCTCGGATGGACAAGCTGTATGAGCTTGCAGGGACTCAGCAGCCCGCAGCGCAGCCAACGAATGACTTCAGCGGGGAAGGCTCAACTGCTGGCGGCATCGATTGGAACGCCAAAGAAAAGGGCTTCGTTGATCGCGCGTCCGAGGGGTTTAAGCGCGGCTTTGATCAGTCCATTGGCTTAGGCCAAGCGGCTGCAGCATTGGTGAACCGCACAGTCACTGGTGAAAAGTACAACGAGTTTCAGGATGAAATGTTGCAGGCGGCAGGCAAGCGCATGCAGCCAGAGGGCAGCGCACCTACGCCTCAATTCAGCGACGTCGTTTCCGGCGGCGCGAACTTTAAAGATTGGCTTGCCGACTCGGTAGGCTACCTTGGATACCAGGCCGTTGAGATGGCGGCCTCGTTCGGTATCGGTGGACTCATCGGTAAAAACATTGCCAAAGGCGCCGTCAAAGAGGTCGCCGAGGGCATGATTGAGAAAGAGGTCGCTCGACTCGCCGCCACCGACGCAGCCAAAACTCTCAGCAAGGATGAGATCGGAGCGCTCGCGGTCAAGAACGTCGCCGGCGAGATTGCTGGCAGCATGGCCACATTTGCAAACAATCTGCGCCAAACGTCTGGCGGCGTCTACATGGAGGCGCTGGACAATGAGGCGAAGACCGGCAAGCCAGCCGACTTAACCAATGCATGGGTCGGATCAATTGGATCAGCACTGGTTGACACCGCTGCTGACATTGCTGGCGCTCGAGGCATCTTAGGTAAAGCTGGTAGCGGAAACGCCACGTTTTTGGGCCGCGCTGCAACGCAAGTTCCGCGTCAGATGGGGATTCAAGGCGGTACGGAGTACCTGCAAAGCAACATCGAAAACGCGGCAGCAGGCACAGACCCGTTCACCGAGAAGGCTCAGATTCAGGCGTTGAACGAGGGCGCTGTAGGCGCACTTGGTGGCGTCTTTCCAGGTCTTGGGGAGGCTCGCGTTCAACGCGCTACAAACCCTTTGCAGTCAGTCATCGACCATGCCGAAAAGCCTGGCAGCGTGCTCTCGCGTGCTGTGGTTTCTACCGGCGTTACCGATCAGGCTGCAGCAGCGGCCGCATCAGAAGCCCTGCCTCCCGCGGCTGACGACCTCGTGCAACGCGTGCGCGACGTCGAAGCCGGCATGCGCAATGGCCCCGTGCTCGACAACTTGCGTGACGACGGCGTTGACACCCGTGAGCTCCTCAATGACATGCAGCTTGCCCGTCGCACGGACGCGCCACGCGTTGCCCGTGAGGCTGCCCTCGAGCGCATCGAGACGGCGATCCACTTTGCAAACCAGGACGCGCAACCGCGTGCGCCGCTGGACTCGATCCAGAGCAACCCCGCTTTCGACTTCACTCAACAAGAGCAGGTTGAGCCGCAACAAATCCCTGACTTGTCAGCAGTATCGACCGCGCTGCGTGACCCGAATCTGCGCAACACCATTTCTGACGAAGATCGCGACCAACTGCTGTATTTGTACAACATCGCCGGAAATAGCAAGGGTGATACCGTCGTGCGCACAAATGCCGCACGTCAAGCGCTCGAGATCGTCGGCCGCTATCAAACCCCTGTCGGCACGCCAGGCAGCACAACGCCCGCATTGGAGCAGGCTGCGCAAGCGGGTGCTGCTATTGCTACGCCTGCTGAGCAACAAACTGTTGCCGCAGAACCCAAAGAGTTGGACTTCCTGCAGGCCGTGCCCGAGCCAAAGGTCGGCATCCCTGCCGGCGAAGGTCCGGCCTTTCTGCGTAAGCGCGCTGCTGTAGTCAAGCAACTGGTCGACAACGGCTTTGAGACCGTCCAGCGCGACAGCAAAGACTTCTACCTCACCAACACCAAGACCGGCCAAAAGTTCAAGCTCGACGGCTCAGCCGATGCTCAGCTCGCTCGCAAGGCGATCAAGGATCGAGTCGACGCGCTCGCTGCAACCAACGAGAAGAATCCGTCTCAAGCCAAGATCAACGCCAACAACTACAAGAAGTCCGACGTCATCGACTTGAACGGCATGAAGATCAAGATCGAGAACGAGCGTGGCGACATCCGCCGCGGCGTCGGTCCTGATGGAACGCCGTGGGAAACAAAGATGGCTCACCACTACGGTGAGTTCCAGGGAACGATCGGCGCAGACGGCGACAAGCTCGACGTCTTTATTGGCCAACGCCCTGACAGCAACAAGGTGTACGTGGTCGACCAGGTCAATCAGGACGGCTCATTCGACGAGCACAAGGTCATGATGGGCTTCACCTCGAAAGAGGATGCCAGCTCCGGCTATCTGGCCAACTACGAAAAGGGCTGGACCGGCCTTGGCGCCATCACCGAAATGAGCGTCGACGAGTTCAAGACCTGGGCCAAGTCACGCGCTGCCAAGAAGCCCGCCTCCAGCGTGCTCGAGAACGCCGCGGCCGCAGGCCAAGATCAATTCACCGAAGAAGAGAAGGCCGAGGAGAAGAGCGGCAAGTTCTTCTACGTCAATGACGGCGAGAAGCAGCACAAGCTCAAGATCATCAAGCCCGGCGAGCTTTCCAAGAAGCCAAGCGCCGAGCGCCCCGGCAATCGTCGCCCTCTGACGCAGGCTGATGCCGCACTCATCGAGAAGGTCGCTGCACTTCTGGGCAAGAACGTCGTGTTCTTTGAGGCTCAAGAGGGCCGCCTCTCTGACGGCTTCGTACGCCCCGGCCAACCCGACACTATCTACGTTGCCACCGAGACCACGGTCAATCCGCTGGCAATCTTTGGTCACGAGTTCTTTCACACCCTGCGCGAGACCAATCCCAAAGCCTGGGACGCCGTCGCTGCCGTGGTGGGCACCAAGGTCACCGCCGCCAAGCGCTTCCGCAAGGACCGCTACGGCAAGAAGGTTGCCGACGCAAAGGGCGACGCCGCACTCAGCACTGAGGTTGGTGGCGAGCTCGAGGAGCTGGTGTCTGACCTGGGCGGCAACCTCCTAAAGGACTCCAAGTTCTGGAAAGAAGTCTTTGCCAAGATCGAAGCTGACAACGGCGCCGAAGCCAAAGGCATCATCGCCAAGCTGTCGGCCGCCATCCAGAGCGCGATCACTCGCATCGTCAAGGCGATCAACCAGCCAGGCTACCGCGCTGACAGCTTCGTCAAGGATCTCGATCAAGTACGCGCTGCGTTCGTGGACGCAATGGCTGCGCACCTCAAGAATGGCGACGTCGAAAAGATGGCCGCCACCGCGAACCAGAAGATCAAGAAGTCCGAAGATCGCGACGGCCTCACTGTCGAGGGCTATCACTTCAGCAAGGCGCCTCGCACCGTCTTGACCACCGCCATGTTTGGCACCGGCCTCAAGGGCAGCGCTCGCGAAGACATCAAGAACAACCCAGACCAGCGCCTGCGCCAGCGCCTGTCTTTCTACTTCGACAAAGGCACCGGCATCAATCCGGAAGCTGGCGTTGGCAGCATTGCCCACAAGGCAACTCTCACCAACATCTACGACGCCGATGCAGATCCGTTGCGCCTGCGTACGGGCGATGCACGCGCGTTCGAGTCCAAGGTTCTGGATAACGGCTACAGCGGCTACCTCCAGCGCATGCAAGGCACGCAGTCCGGCCAGGTCATCTTGCTGGGCAAGCAGACCGTCAAGCCCGAGATTCTCGGCGCTGTTGGCAAGATCACCAACGCCGAAGTGGTGCCAGCTCCCAAGCAGCGCGCCGCTGATGTTGGCGACCAGATCATGGCCAACAAAGATCTGCCAGCGGGCGCACTGACGCCGACGCAATGGTCAGAAGCGCTGATGCAGAAGATGCCCGAAGTGGCAGCACAGCTGATGGACATCGGCGCCTTCGAGGGCAACGACTCCATGTACAAGGATGAGCTTGTCGCCAAGGCGCGCCAGCTCTCCAGCCAGATCAAGAAGTCTGCCGATCGCGCACGCGACGAGTACGCCGAAGTCGAAGCCAAATACAAAGGCACCGACGAATGGCTGAAGGCGCCCAACGGCGAGAGCACCAACCTCAGCGAGCGCCAGTGGATCCAAGTCCGCACGCCTTCATTCAAGAAGTGGTTCGGCGACTGGGAGAAGTTTGCCGGCATGCAAGGCGGCGTTTGGAATGACGCCAAGAACGAAGTCTCCAAGGCTGTCGACAAGAACGGTGAGCCGCTGGTCGTCTACCACGGCACCAACAAAGGCGGCTTCTCTGAGTTCAACACGCCCGGCGGAGAGAAGCGCGGAGATCTTGGGATTTTTACCACGCCTAACCTGGAGATGGCGCAGACCTACTACAGCCGTCGAGGCGGAGAAATCGATCTCTCCGACAAGGACCAAGGCGATCTCGAGGATATCGGCTACCAATTCAAGCCAGGCTTTATCGTCAAAGGAAGCGATGTTGGCTTCTTTGATAGCAAAGAACAATTGCTCGAAGAGGTTGAACTCGATCCCGGCGAAGAGATTGTCGAGGCATGGGATGTCACCGATCCAAACGGCTACAACGTAGACGGGCCGCGTGATCACTCGTACTACTTTGAATCGCTTGCCGACGCCGTTGGCACAGTAAACCTAAATATGGCGCAAGAGTCGACGAAAGAGTCTGGCTATTACGCCCTGTTCGCCAACATCCGCAATCCATCCGAGAGCGACTTTGAGGGCGCCAACTGGGAAGGTTCACGCGAAGGTCAGTACAACGTCATCAATCAAGACGGCGAGCAGGTCTACGACAAAGACGGTAAAGGTGTCTTCAACTCCTATGACGAAGCCCAGGAGGTGCAGTTCGCCAACCCCGGAACTACGGTCGAAGGCGCGGCCGATCACTACGAAACCACCGATGACGTGGTTTTGAATGCAAAGCGCTACGGCAACGACGGCGCTTACATGCAGAACGTCGTGGACGCAGGCCCAGGTGGCGGCGCGTACATCGACGAGCCATCCGATATCTTCGTTGCGCTCGATCCATCTCAACTCAAGTCTGCCAACTACAACAGCGGCGAGTTCAGCGTTGACAGCAGCGATTTGCGCTTCTCGAAAGACCGCCTCACGCGCGAAGATCCGTTCGAGATGTCGACGCGCATCCCAACAGCCAAAGGCAAAGTGGTCGAGGACCATGCCGGAGATCTCCTGATCTCCGACTTTGCCGCCGGTCAGAAGCAGGAGAAGTGGGTCAACTCGGTGGCCAACCTGGTCGCGCAGTACCCCAACTATCGCGAAGCAGACAGCGCCAAGACGCCAGCCAAGAAGCTCGAGCGCCTTGTCCGCCATATGGTTGAGAACCTCGTCTGGTTGCACAACCAAGTGCCGGCCGAGACTCGCCAACGCAGCAAGCTGTGGTACGACGGCGCCAACCGAATTGCCGAGCGCATGTCTCGCAAGTACGAGCTGACGCCAGCGCAATCGTCCGGCATCCTCGCCGTGCTAAGCCCGCAAAAAGACTGGTTCATGAACGTGAGCCTGGGCGAGCGCGTTGCCTCGATCATGGCTGAGCGCCAGAACTTCCAATGGTCCAAGGACATGGATGCCACGGCCAACCGCATCTATGGTGCGGCCAAGTACCAGGAAGACGTTGACGCCATCCGCGGCAAGTCCCTATCCGACCTGGACGGCAAAGCATACCTGCAAGCCATGTGGGTGCGCACGTACGACCAAGCTCACAACTCGAGCTCGTTCAACATCGTGTCACCCGAAGGTGATTCGCTGGCGATCGCCAAGGCCAAGACCGGCAACCCGGTCAAGGTGGCATGGGGCGGCAACAGCACCATTGCCAAGGCCATCTCGATCTTCAACGACGGCTCTGCAAGCAACATCAGCGAGCAGTTGGGCACCAAGCACAAGGTGCGCAACTTCTTCAACAACATCCTGGTGCCAAAGAGCAAGAACGGCCACGTCACGATCGACACGCACGCCGTCGCTGCTGCGCTGCTGCGACCTCTGTCCGGCAACTCGCTCGAGGTGATGCAAAACTTTGGCGGCACCTCGAACGCCATCAGTGGTCTACAGGGCACCTATGCTCTGTACGAAGAGGCCTACCGCCGCGCGGCCGAAGAGCTTGGCCTTCTGCCTCGCGAGCTGCAATCAATCACCTGGGAGGCTGTCCGCGGCCTGTATACCCCGGGCTTTAAGTCACAGTCGAAAAATGTTGACGCTGTTGATAAAATATGGAATCAGTACAAGAAAGGACGACTGAGCTATGACGGAGCAAAAGAATGGGCACTCGAAACTGCGGGAGGAATTGAGCCTCCTAGCTGGCTCGGACGCGACCCTGGCGCATATGTTGAAGACGAATCGTCCATTGAGCCTGGAGACGTATCTGGAGATGGAGTATCCGGAAGGGATTCCGAAGACGCTTTCATCCGAGCAGTGGGCGATGATTCCGGAGCCGCTGAAGAGAGCATCCGACAATCAGGAGACCGAGAAGGACGGGATGAAAGCGGAGGCATTGCGCCGCTTGCAGGTGCGCCAACTGTTCAAGGCGCGTCCGGGCCAGACCCGCGGCTCGTCCAAGTAGCAAACAAGTACGCCAGCGACAACGGCATCACACTCCGCCGCCAGGCAGAGTACGTTGAGGTTGACCCCGAGCGCGCAGCTCGGATCGCGGCCGCCTACGAGGCTATGCCGCACGCCCCGCAAGACCGCAAGGTCAAAGCAGCATTTGCCAACCTGATCCGCCAGACGCGCGCTCAGTACGACGCGCTGGTTGATGCAGGCTACAAGTTCACGTTCTTCGACTCGAAGAGCGACCCCTACGGCGGCAACCCATGGAACGCCATGCGTGACCTGCGCGAGAACCAGCGCATGGCCGTGTACGGCACCTATGACGGCTACGGCACCGAAGGTGTGACCAAGAGCAAGGTCGACGACAACCCAATGCTGGCCGACACCGGCCTTGAGTGGGAAGACCAGAACGGCAAGCTTCATCCAGTGCTGGCCAACGACCTGTTCCGTGCCGTGCATGATGCTTTCGGTCACGGCCTTGAGGGCACCGGCTTCCGCGCTCGCGGAGAAGAGAATGCGTGGCAGGCTCATATCCGTATGTTCACCGGCTCTGCCAAAGCTGCGATCACCACAGAAACGCGTGGCCAAAACAGCTGGCTGAACTACGGCCCGTACGGTGAAAAGAACCGCGTCGCCAAAGTTGAAGACACAGTCTTCGCCGAACAGAAGACTGGCCTGATGCCTGAGTGGACTTGGTCTGAAGGGTTGGCTGAAGACATGCCGACCAAAGACGAGCCCACTTACAATCAGCGCGTCAACGCCCTCAAAGATTTGATCTCCTGCCTGAAGAAATAAAGAACCATGGCCCAATTCTCAAACTGCCTCCAGATCGTCAACAACATGCCTGAGCGCGACCAGGAGGCTCTGCTGAGTCGACTGGATCAGCTCCAAGCTCAAGGCCTGTCAGCCAAGGAGGCGCAGCTTCAGGCGGCCATTGACGTGCTGGCGCAGGTTGAGCGCGAGGGTCAAGTTCGCAAAAGCGCAGACCGCACCTGGAGCGGGGACGGGTATCGAGCCCTGAACTACAACCCGCCAAAGAATGCAACGGTTGCCGATGTAGTCCGATACGAAAGCGAAGAGCTTGGCAATGCAGACATTGGAGAGATGGCCGATGAGTCCGCCAATCAGCTCGGCATTGACCTTTCTGCGATCCCAGCGTCCGATGCGATCTGGGTGACGCACACCGTAGAGCAGGCAATGCAGTACGGCGAGCGCTCAGACATTGATAAATACCCCGTCAACGGCTGGCTGATCCTGGCCGACCTTGGCGACGAGGGCGCGCTACTCCTAAATCCCAAGCATGCTCAAGGCATCCTCAAGTCCGTCGACCGCCCTCAGTTCTACAGCCAGCTTCAGCGCTCAATTGAGCAAGTGCCCGAGCGCCTGGCAACCATGGCTGCGCCAGCATGGAAGCAGTGGCTCACGGCCAACGCCTCTAAGCTCGGCATCAAGGCCGACGAGCTCGAGTGGTCCGGCATCAAGGACTACCTGGACCTGCAGGGCAAGGCCAAGCTCAATAAGGCTGATCTCTCCTCCTACCTCGACGACAGTGGCGTCAAGATCTCCGAGGTACAGCTTGACGATGCTGATGCCAAGCGTTCGCGAGCAGACAAGGAGGCTGCAGCAAACAAACTTACGCGAGCCACCTTGGAGCTCCGCGAAGCTACGCCAAACATTCGTCAGCTGGATGGCGCCAACCTCACCGGATGGGCCGAAGATGCCTATGCCGGCGATGAATTTGCACAGCGGAAGATCCAAGCACTTAGCCTGGATGACAACGCCATGGCTGCAGTGCGTGAATATGGCCGCGTCGCAGCCGAATTTAACGAGGTTCATAACACTCGCAATTCACCGGCAACCAAGTACGGCCAGTACACCCTGCCAGGTGGTGAGAACTACCGCGAGGTGCTGATCACGCTGCCGGTAACGCCAAAAGATGGCGCCACCATTCAGCAGGCGTCATCTGGTTTCTGGCGTGTCACATTCAAAAATGGCGACACGGCAATGTTCAAGACGGAGTCGGAGGCTCGCGCAGCGGCTGGCGGAAGCGATGCGTACACATCAAGTCACTGGGACCAGAAGAACATCCTTGCCCACATCCGCGTCAACGACCGAGTCGCACAAGAGCCTGGCTTCATTGTGCGCAACACCCGCTCCGGCAACCGCAGCGAAGTGTTTGCAACCCGCGAGCAAGCTGAGGACTACCAAGCCAAGATGCCTGCGTCCTTGAAGACGGAAATCGTTGAGCAGCCTCGCGAAGTAAAAGTTCTCTTCGTGGAAGAAGTTCAATCGGACTGGGGCCAAGAAGGTAAGAAGAAAGGGTTCGCCGGCCAGAATGGCGCGCCTTTGTCTGAGCAGGAATACAAGCGCGCTGCCGAGCTGCAAAAGCGTGACCGCCTTGGCGGCGAGCCCTTGAGCGCCACTGAGCGCGCAGAGTTTGACGCGCTGATGGCCCGTCACACGCGAGCTCATGAGGGACTGATGGTTCCCAACGCCCCCTTCGTCACCAAGACCGAAGGCTGGCTCAACCTCGCGCTCAAGCGCATCGCCATGATGGCCGTCGAGGGTGGCTACGACAAGGTGGCTTTCGTCAACGGCGAGCAGTCGGCTGACCGCTACAGCCTGGAAAAGCAAGTCGATGAGCTTTCCTACGAGCCAACAGCCAAGGGCTACTACATCAACGTGATGGCCAGCGGTCGCAACATCAAGAGTGGCGACTTCACGAAGAGCGAGCTCGAGGACATTGTCGGCAAAGAGATTGTCCAAAAGATGGACGCTCGCGAAGGCAAGGTCGAGGGCACGCCAGGGGCTCCGGACTACGAAGATTTGAAGGATATTCGCACTCTGAGTGGCGACGGTCTCAAAGTCGGCGGTGAAGGCATGAAGACCTTCTACGACAAGCTCGTGCCACAGGCTCTCAACAAGCTGCTGCCTAAGCTGGGCGGTGAGAAGCTGGGCGCCGTCGAGATCGACGTGCAAGGAACCGGCCTGCAGACTCGGTACGAGTACCAAGGCCCAGAGCTCAAGCGATCCGAGATCGATGCAATTGCAAGGTCAGGCGATTTCTCTGTATCGATTGAGCGTCAGTTGCGCGAAATCGGTAGCTTTGTGGAAGTCGGAGTGCCCATGGCGGAGGCGGTGCAAAAGTATGGCTCCATCTCTGCGGCTGAAGCGCTCGGCGGCAAGCTGGTGCCAATGAAGAATGCGATGTCCGCGCAACCAGGCTTCGACGTCACAGACAAGATGCGCGAGACCGTGTCTGCCGGTGTGCCGCTTTTCAGCCGTGATCGCCAGACAGAGACGCCTGAGTTTAAGAAGTGGTTTGGCGACAGTAAGGTGGTGGATGCTGAGGGTAAGCCGCTGGTGGTTTATCACGGGACTGGCGGCGACTTCGATTCATTCGATGCCGCTCGCTCGGGCCAGAACTACGCTCGACGTGGCGGAGAAAAAGGCTTCTTCTTCACGAACAGGCCAATTCCCGCTGGCGTGTACGCCGAACAGGCGAGCGGAGCCTTCTTTGGTGACGAAGAGAACCCTCGCTTCGGCGACGGTACGGCCAACATCATGCCGGTGTACCTGTCGCTGCAGAATCCCTACGTCCGCAAAGCGACCGGCTCTCCTGACAAATGGTTCGATTCAAACCACAGCGCCTTGCTGGCTGCCGCCGAAAAAGCTGGCGCTGACGGCATCATTGTTAATGGCGGCAAAGGATTTGAGATCCGCAGCGTTTACATCGCATTCAGCCCCACCCAAATTAAATCCGCCACAGGCAACAACGGCCAGTTCGACGCGACCAACCCAGACATCCGCAAGTCTGCCGACCGCCCTTGGTTCGACGACCTGAGTAAGCTTAAGGTCACAACCAACTACCAGCTCGGCGACTTGCTGAAGACCAGCAAGAAGCTGTCTTGGTGGGATCGCACCATCGGCACACAGTACAACCTGGCGCAGAAGCACCCGCAGTTCAAGCGCGTGTTCGACGCTGTGCAGCGCTTCATCAACGACGTGTCGCTCTACGCCACCCGTGCTGCCGACCTGGCGCCAACCTGGCTGCCAAAACTGGATGGCATTTCGGACATCAACCCGTTCAGCAAGAATTTCAAGCGCCCAGTTTCCGCGGAGGACGTCAAGGCTTTGCGTGACCCCATCTTTGGCGGCACGCTCAAGTACACCCGCGACGAAAACGGAGAGCTGATCGAGTCGGATGATGTGTCCACTGCAGGCGTGGTGTTCACCAACGAAGAGCTGCGCACAAACTTCGGCTTGAACGATCGCCAGATCGGCCTGTACCGCGAGTTCCGCAAGTCGGTCAACAAGAGCATTTCAGACTTGGCCGTATCGGATTCGCTGCGCTACCTCGGTAAAGATGGCGAAGGCGTGCGCCAGCGAGCGCTTGACGCCGCCAATCTGGATGACGCACTAAATGCCATGGTTGCTCACCTTGATCAGTTGATCGCTCAGCAGCCGGAGCGCGCAGAGGTACTTGAAGATAGTAAGCGCGTCATCAAAGAGAAGGCGGGCCAGGCCATCGGCGCAATGTCACGCGGTTACGCACCTTTGTCTCGCTTTGGTGAGTACACGGTCTACGCTACCGGCGAAGGGCTCGAGGAACCCATCTTCTTCATGTTCGAGAATGAGCGCGATGCAAACGTGCGTGCTCGCGAATTACAACGCGAATTCCCAGACGCCAACATTGAGCAAGGAACGATGAGCCAAGAGAGCTACAAGCTCTTTAGCGGCGTGACGCCAGAATCGCTTGCCCTGTTTGGCGAGGCTCTTGGGCTCGAGGAGTCCGGCGCCGACACCAAGTCGCAGGCATTCCAGATGATGCTGAAGATGGCCAAGGGAAACCGGTCCGCCATGAAGCGCATGATTGAGCGTAAGGGTATTGAGGGCTTCAGCGAAGATGCTGGTCGCGTGCTGGCTGGCTTCGTGTACAGCAATGCGCGTCAGATCTCGACCAACCTGCATGCCGGAGAAATCGCACGCAGTGTCCAAGAAATCGATCAGCGAAATGGCGACGTTAAGGACCAAGCTGTCCGTTTGATGGAATACGTGCAGAACCCACGCGAAGAGGCTCAAGCCTTACGCGGCCTGATGTTTACGCAGTTCATCGGTGGCTCTATCGCTTCGGCCATAGTCAACATGACTCAGCCGTTCACCATGACCCTGCCTTACCTGAGTCAGTTCGACGGCGCCACCGGTGCCGCCTCTCGCATGGCCGACGCAGTGAAGCTGGCCTCTCGCGGCATTCGCAATGACGACGACCTCAAGGCTGCACTCAAGCGCGGAGAGGATCTCGGGATTGTTAGTCCGCAGGAAGTGCATCAGCTCATGGCTCAGGCTCAAGGCAAGGGCAAGCTGCAAACCGGCGACGGCACCAAGATGGGCGACGCTGCGGCCAAGGTGAACAACGGCCTAGCCAAGCTTGGTCTGGCGTGGGGCAAGGTGTTCTCGGCTGCCGAACAGTTCAACCGTCGCGTGACCTTCATCGCTGCCTACAAGCTGGCTCGCGACCAAGGCATGGCCGATCCAATGGCTTTCGCTGAGAAGGCCATCGCTGAGACGCAAGGCGTGTACAACAAAGGCAACAAGCCAAACTGGGCTCGCGGCGCAGTGGGCGGCACCTTGTTCACGTTCAAGCAGTATTCAATCGGCTACCTCGAGTTCTTGCGCCGCATGTGGGGTAACGGACCAGAGGGCAAGAAGGCCGTCGGCCTCGCGCTTGGCGTGTTGTTCCTCATGTCTGGCTTGGGCGGCATGCCTGGCTCCGACGATCTGGATGACGTCATCGACGGCTTCATGCAGCGCGTGCTCGGCCGTAGCTTTGACAGCAAGCAAGCGAAGAAAGAGTTCTTCGCCAGCATCCTGGGTCAATCCGGCGCTGAGTTTGTGATGAGCGGACTGTCTGGCTTGCCAGGCATGCCAATCGACTTCTCCGGTCGCACGGGTCTAGGCAACATAGCTCCAGGCACTGGCATCTTCACCAAGAAGCGCGACTACGCCCAGGACTACAAAGAGGTGCTTGGCCCTGTCGGCACGCTGGCAACAAATGCAGGATCTTTCCTGGCAAACTTTGCGGCCGGCGAGTTCGGCAAGGCTGCGGAATCGGTTGCGCCGGTTGCTGCGCAGAACGTCATCAAGGCAATCGACATGGCGCAGATGGGCTTCTATCGCGATGCTAAGGGCCGCAAGGTCATTGACACAACGCTGAGCGAAGCCATCCTCAAGGGTGCAGGCTTCCAGCCACGTTCGGTCAGTCAGATCCAGCAAGCCACCGGCGAGCAGCAGGGTCTCATCGCGCAGAACCGTTTGGCATGGCAGGAGATCCGTGATCTCGCTGTTGCCGGTCGCGTCGAGAAGGATGAGGCCAAGCTTGCAGAGGCGCGCCGTCGCTTTGGCCAGTGGAATCGCAACAACCCTGACAGCCCAATCCGCTGGAATCAAGAGTCCATCAACAGCGGCGTCAAAGAAGCCAACAAGCCAAAGGCTGAGCGCATCGCTGATGCTGCGCCCAAGCAGATCCGCGGCACAGTCAAGCGAGAACTTGAGAAGGCCGACTGACCGACTCTCCTCTGCGTCGCATTGCCACAGGCCCACCCTTCGGGGTGGGTCTTTTTTCATTGGCGTGGCGAAAAAACAACGGTTCCGCAAATCACCTCCGCACGCCGGTTCGGTTCTCATTAGCATCGGTGATGCATATTCTTTCCGGCATTGCCATTCTTATCGGCCTACTCGCCATCGCGGCCACTCACACTCTTGCGGCGATCATTGTGTTCGGCCTGCTGTACCTACTCTGGCGGTCGTGCTAAGCTATTGGACTGTGGTGCGGTGGCCGAATGGTAAGGCACCAGTCTGCAAAACTGCGTCTCGTGGGTTCGATTCCCTCCCGCACCTATCCTCACACCGTGCATCCCTCGTGCAGCTCGCGCTTGGCCTTGATGTATGCCAGGTGCGCAAGCTCGGGCGTGTCATGCATGCCAAGGAAGCGCCGCTTCCCCTTCACAAAAATCCTCGCCATGTAGCGACCGGATGGGTCTGGCGTCACGCCCATCAGTCCTGAAGTGTTGTTGCGATATGCTGAGCGTTTATTCTCCGAGTTCACGCGCGGCGTTACGTCTCGCAAGTTCGACATTCGATTGTCGGTCTTCACCCCATTGATGTGGTCAATCTGCCCGGCCGGAAATTCTCCGTACACGTACAGCCATGCAACGCGATGAGCGGTCAGTTGATGTCCCCTCGCCCAGATCTTAAGGTAGCCGGCACTAGCCTTTTTCTCCGCCCTGGCTCCCGCCTTGTGCGGCCGCTCTCCCCACCCATCGGTGCGCCAGCGAAACTCGCCGGTCTCTGGGTCGTAGATGAGGATTGACCGAACCCACTCTGCTGTGACGGGCGGTTTTGTGAGGTGAGTGTGTAAGTTCTTGGTTTTCATAGCGTAGTACGGCCTGCAAAGCCGTTGAAGTTTTCAGCCAGTATAACTCAATCCCTGCAAATTCAAAGACTTATTTACGCGAGTCCGACCTCGCACGCCTCGCTCAGCCCTCATTCCGGCTTAAAAACCACACGTTTTTGTGGTTGAACCACACGTAAACTTCCTTTCTTTCCGCTGACGGCGTAAGCTAAACCACACCTCACCACAACCACAGAGGGTGGCCATGGGCGTCCGTCAGACCCCGAGCGGGAAGTTCGAGCTGCGCATCACGCACCGTCTGTTGCCGAAGGCGGTGTACCTCACCTTCAACAACGAAGACGCTGCCAACGCGTACGGCGCGCAAGCACGCGAGCTCCTCGACTCTGGTGTTGTGCCGGCCGGACTGGTCGATGAGAAGAAGGTGCCAACGCAAACGCTGCACTCAGTGATCCGCGCATGGCAGGCGCACGGTCAACTCTCCACGGCTGATGACGAGATCCTCGACGTGCTGACGGGAGAGATCGGCAAGACCAAGCTGTCCGAGTTCACGTACGCCTGGTGCGAGCAATGGGTGCGCGATATGAAGCTCAAGGCCAACCTGGCGCCCGGCACCATCCGTAAGCGCATCGGCGCCCTCGCCCGCTGCGTTGACTGGGAACTCAGGAAGACGCCGGACCTGCTGGTCGGCAACCCCTTGCGCTCACTTCCGCGCGGATCAGCCACCTACAGCGCCAAGGATGCAGCGGAAGCGAAGAAGCTGGGCAAGAAGGTGCGGCAGGACGCAGTGCGTGATCGGCGCCTGCACAGTGGCGAGCATGAGCGAATCATGAAAGCGCTGGCCGGCGAAAAGCGAGAGGACCGTCAGCGGCCGCTCGAGCCCGATGAAGACCTGCGCGACCTGTACCTACTGATCTTGCATACAGGTATTCGACTGCGCGAGGCGTACACCATTAAGCGTGAACAGGCCGGCGAACGCGTGCTGCGCATCAGCAGCTCGAAACAGTGGCACGGGCGGGAAGCCTGGCGCGATGTGCCCATGGTCAAAGAGATCCGTCAGATGATGGCCCGTCGTGCCGCTAAATCAAAGCCAGGAGCGCTTGTTTTCCCTTGGTGGGACGGAGACCCCCAAGAGCTCGACAAGGTCACCACGCGGCTCTCTCGTCGCTTTGGCTTGCTGTTCAACTACGCAGGTTGCGTAGACTTGACTGAGCACGACTTGCGTCACGAGGCGACGTGCCGTTGGTTTGAGATGCGCGACAAGAGGGGTGGCTGGCTTTTCCGCGAAGCTGAGATCGAGAAGATCATGGGCTGGGCGCCGGACAGCTCAATGGCCAAGCGCTACGCATCATTCCGAGCTGAAGACCTAGCCGAGCGTCTTGACTGACGGGAGGGCTGGAGGTGTGCGCCGCTTGCTCATGATCCGCTTGGGCTCGCGTCGGTCACGCGCCTCCTCGAGCGCCTTCTGATTCAGGCGATCACGCAGCGCATCGGCCGGAATGATCCAACTCCGGCCAAATTTCACACCCGGCAGGTCGCCATTGTTCAGGCGCTCTGCCACGATCTCTTCCGTGCAGCCGAGCATCTCGGCCACCTGGGTGACGTTGTAGATCATATCCATTCGCTGCCAGTCCACCGCTCATCAAATTTGTTTCTTTTGCGGCAGTTGAATACCGCCGGAATGACTGAAAGGTTGCTCCAAATGTGAAGGCCGCACACCTCTTTTCCTGCAAGCGGAGCAATGTGGTCGACATCCCACTGAAATCCGAACATCAGAGATCTGGCCTTAGCAAGGCGAGATGCCTCCGCTTCCACAAGCCGAGTGAACTCATCGCGCCATGGCTTTGCCGCGGAACGCCGTTGCGCCCTATCTCTTCTTCTTGCGGCGGCAATAATGTCTCCATTTGACCGTTTGTACTCGCGATTTCTTTGTCGCGCAAAATCCCGGTTTTTGTAGTACCACTTGAGTGCGTTCTCTTGCCTCCTTGCGAGTCTTTCTTCCTTTGGTGCAGGTATCCGCGGCTGACGTGGGTTGATTGGTTTTCCAGCGGCCACCAATACTGCCTCGTATCTCAATCTGCGGCGCGCCGACTCCTCTGCTTTTTGCCCCTGCGTGGCCGACTGCCTAGCAACTGCATCGCAGCTTTTGCAGCGGCGGCTTTGGCGGCCATGTCCTTTTGACGCAAATTGGAAAAGAGGTTTCTGCTTGTGACACACTGAGCAGGCTTTTGTGTCGCATCCGTCGATATTGGATTCAAAATTCATTTTGGCTCTTCAATGCGTAGGATCAGGCTGCGGTCCTCCTCGCGCACTCCATAGCCGGGGAATGTTTCCTGGTGCCGCGTCCAGCCTCCGGCGCAGTCGTAGAAGGCGCCAACCTTGATGCTGACGGCTAGGCTCTTCTTCTGAAAGCTCGCAAGCGCATTCTTCTCGAAGTCACACTCCGGCGTCAGCACGAGCTGCACAACGCCGTCCTCAATGTAGATAGCCGTCTTCATTTGCCTCCCAAATCTGTCTTCATCGCCGCCATAACTGCGTTCCGGCGGCGTGCGTGCATGGAGTCGCTCATCTTTAGCGCCTCATCAAGCTCAGGCTCTGGAAGTTCACCGGTCACCTTTGCTGTCATGCTAGAGATGATCATAATTACGGTCTCCGTCATTGATCGATATTTATCCGTGTTCTTGGGATCGAGATGGATCAGCGACGAGAGCATTACGCCGACTAAGTCGCTCAGCTCCAACGCTTCAAACTGATGTGCCACAACATTGGCAAACGCCTTGCCTTTGACGGCAGACGTCGACTTCATCATCTCGTTGAGATCTTGGGTTAGATCCCTTGCCATTTTTTTGATTTCATCATTCATTACCGGACTCGCTTTCCTTCAAGATCCCGCTCAGCATCAGCCACCCGAGTAGCAGCGCCACGAGCGTGTTGATCACAGGGCTGATCACAAACGCAGCGCACACGGCAACATCGCCATACCCAATGTATCGCTCGCGGCGCAAGCCCTCGTAGAGGACGTGCGCAACGAAGATCATTGACACCAAGTAAATTGCAACAGCTACCCAGAACATCAGTACGCCTTCACCATCTTGAACTTAGGGATGATGCTCTTGGACATGTGCGACCCGAATGACGGCGCGCTCAGGAGCTCCGTTAGATGGCTCGGCTGCACGCCGGCGTACTCGTAGGTCTTGCCGGTCTTGAAGCGAATGTGCAGCGACTTGGTGTTGGTGTCGTAGTGATAGCTCTCGACGTTGCTTGACTTGACCGGCTTAAACGCCGGAGCCTTTGTTGTGTGTTTTGTTGTCATGATTTACTTCTTTCCCATTTGAAATCCACGCCAGCATGTAAAGCATCGCCATTTGCCGGGACTCATCTCAACCCCGTTTGATGGCTCCTTCTTGTCGCCGCACCGCGAGCACTCCTTGAGCGCTCGCGTGTTCTTGGCAGTGCCTGGCAGAACGATCGGTGTATTCATCAGACGCAGTCGCCCAGGTATGGGGCAACCCAGCCTGGTGGCTTTCCAATCTTCTTGCCGTCAATCAGCACAGGCTTTCCGTCCACCAGCTTGGCATCGTTTGAGAACAGAACACGTCGGTCTGCTTCGTCCTTGTCAAACCTGGCCATGTAGGCGACGCCGTTGCCGGTGACTTCGCCATCGCACAGCGCGTCCAAGAGCTTCACGCGGTCCTTGATGCGGATGCCAGTGGAGCCTTGCTTGAGGCGATGGGCCAGTCCCTTGAGGCGCGTGGAGCACAGCTCGAGCTGGTCGTTGTCTGATGGAGATCCTGCGATGATGATCTCGTCGAGCTGCTCGCACAACTCCTCAAGGTGGCAGCCGAACTGCACGGACAGGTTGGTTTCATTCTGCACCTTGCCGCAGGCTTCGAGCCAGCCGGCAGTGCGTTGGTAATTTGTCTTGTCGGATTTCAGGGTCATTTTTGTGTAGCGAGCGCCAAGCGCTCGGCGATGTTGTGAATGGTGGAATTGAAGTACCTGCGCACGGCGTACTGACGAATCATTGAAGCGGCCGTGTAAACCCAGCCTCCCCAGAAATTCGCCTCGGCCGTAACCGTGGCGCCATTGGTCATCAAGGGGAACATCACCACGTTTATCAGCATGTTGATGCTGAACCCGATAACGATGTTCACCCACGCCTCGATGATTGCGCCGCGTGGAGTTTGCCCTGACCCTGTATTGTCCGCGTAAGTCATGGCCGTAAAGCCAACGACGAACGCAAACGAGACAAAGCCAAGGGCGGTAAGCGTCATTGCGCAGGCCCGGTTGCGAGCGCGTTTGACTCGGCGATCAAGCGGGCGTCATTCTCGCGAGCTGCATGCTCTCGCATGCCGATGTCAACCCCGTACTCGAGCGCCATATCAACCGCATACTTCAGGTCTGCAATTGACCCGCGGTTGTCAATGACGTAGTCGTACGGCAGCGTGTCGACGAGAGACTCGCTGGCATGCGCACGCACAGCCTCGATGCCTGGGCGCAGGATCTTCCACACGACGCCGCCTTGAGCCTTAACCCAAGCAGCTTCGTTTGGAAAGCGCACGTCACTGATGACAACGCCGGGACTGCCGAACTTGCGGAACAGTGCAATGCGTGACTCGGCGATCTTCAGCCAGAAGTCGGGGTGAAGCGTGCGGCCCCACTCTGTGCCCAAAAGCTGGGCCATCTGGCGATAGCTTGCGCCGAGCTCGGGGATCTCACGCTCCTTGAGTTCGCGCTCGGTCATCCACTTCTCGTCAACGCCTACGCTGTCCAACAGCTCGCGCAGCATGTCCCGGATAGGGTCAGCAAACGCGATGCCGTCGTACCCGTGGCGGGCGTCGAGGATCTCGCGAACTGTATCCTTGCCGCTTCCGGCCACGCCTGTCAGGCCGATCAGGAGGGGCTTGGTCATAGCTCCTCCCATTTTTCATAGTAGTAGCTGCCGCGGACGCGGCCATCATCCTGCAGCACAATGATTCCACCGTGGTTCTCAACAATACGGCGACCATTGATCGTCTTGCTAGTGCCAAGCTGAAGATTCCCATTGCTATCAATCAGCAACACGTCTGGTTGCTTAATGCCAAGGAGGCGCAAGATAAACTTCTTCATGCATCCTCCCGCATAACGGTTTCTGACTCGGTGCCTTGCGATACCCAACCCGCTGTCGGGCTCATTCCGTTGCCGCCGGGATGGCCGGCAACCGGGACCGCGACCAGACGCTGCACGGTCTCGCGCACAGCGTTCGGCTTGAACACGGTGTACAGCGCATCCTTGTAGGCGGCAGCGCTGGCCTCGGAGACTTTCTTCTCCCAGATCGCTTCAGCACCTTTGTTTGCCAAGTCAGCCATGCCAGCGATATGCTTTTCCTGCTCATTAACTCGTGCAGTCAGGCGCAGGATCTCAGCGCTCTTATCGCTGTTGGCAGCGAGAGCAGCGTCGTAACGCTTCTGTAGCGCATCGCGCTCATCAAGCGTTTTCTTCAGGTCATCCTTCAGCTGCTTGATGCCATCGAGCGCATCCAGATTGAAGGTCTTTGACTCGACCAGGTTGTCGATTTGTTTCAGTAGATCCTGGCTCATGCTTCCTCCTCGATCTGAATTTCACCATCCATGGCCAGGACCAGGTCGTCAATGAGCTCACCAATGAGCTTGGTCGCCAAGAAGACATCCGAGTCGAATGCGTCGTCATGCTCAGCGCTCATGTCGTCTTGGGCGTCGAGGCAGATCTTCTTCAAAACCATACCTTCATTTATGACGAATGAGGCGTGCTTGGAGCGAACGCCCAGCTTGGTCACGCTCTTGCCTTGCTTCAGGTGATCACGCACTGCATCGATGTCCAGCGAGTGATTCTTGAAGGACGCCTTCGCCTTCGACTCGTCATGCGCCTCGAGCTCACACTCGCGACCGGCCTCGAAGTCGGCGATGTCGCCATCCTCATCCAGCAGCAAGTTGTGCATGAATGTGTTGGGGTGCTTTACCGTGCTGAGCATGGACAGTGTGAAGCCGGAGCGCACAAGCATGGTCACCACCTCGTCAGCCGATGCTCTTGATGCGGTGTTGAGCACAACGCGCATGGCCAGTGGATCGATCCAGACCATCACGTCCTTGCGCTTTGGAAAGGCCTTTGGCAACAGGTCAAACTTTGCAGCCTCCTTGATTTCGCGGCGCTCCTTCTTTCCTGGCTTGCGACCTGTAGTAGCTTCGATGCGAGCAGCTTGCGCGTCGACAGCCTTGATCAACTCGCTGGCCGGCACAGACTTCGTCTCAATGGCGAGGCGAGCGATGTGGTGACCGCCGATTGCCTCGATGAACGCGCCATGCTCGATGCCGCGTGAAGGCACCCACCCCACAGACTTCTCTTGGGATGCGCCACACGGAGCGAACTCCTCGCTTTCCATGGCTTGTTCAGCCGCTGCGATGCCGCCGTCAGGCAGCTTCGTCAGCTTGTAGATGATTGCGTTGCTAAACATATTTAGATCTCGTTTTACTCTCAGGAAATACGCAGGATCTGAACCTTCTGGTCGCGGATCGTTGTGGTGTAGTTGCCTTTGCCAAAAAATCCGTTAGCAGATCCTCCGATCGCAGCGCGAAATGCAACGACCGATGTGCCGTCTGGCGCTGCGAACTCTCTAGCATCTCCAATCTTCATATCCTTAAGGCTGTTGATGTAGCCAGTTGACTTGGCAAAATTGTTTTTGCGCGTGAACTTCTTAGGTGCAACTACCGCCAGATCGCCGTACTCTCTACCGTCGGGCGCAATGATTTTGTACCTGCAACCCGCAGCGTCGATCATTGCAATTCCGCGGATCATTGTCTTTTCTTTGATTTCCATGATGTACTTCCTTTGATACTTAGTCGGCCTACTCGCTGCGTCTGGTGCAATTGCTTGGCGCTTGTTACGGCGCACCACCAGCATCCGCTTTTGGCCTATTTGTTACGCCACTGGCTTACGCCTGTGGTTCTTTCGCGCCTTCGCTGGCGTTTGTGTCGTCGTCGGTAGCTTCGATAGCGCCGGTGGTATCACCTTCGTTGCTGGCGCCGACCAGACCAGTCTCCGAGGCGGAGGCGCCGTCGGTCTCAGCGAATGGCCCGTTGCCGCCTTGCAGCTGCTGCTCGAGTTGCTCGGTTTTTGCCGCCTGGCCGATCTGGTATTCCATCCATGTCGCATGCGCATGGTCTGGCTTGTTGTCGCCAGGCTGCACAAACACGACACTGCTGCGCGGTTGCCAGTTCCCGTAGGCGTCACACACGCTCAGGTTAACCAGGCGGTCGTTGTGAATGCCAGCAATCATGGCCGGCAGAGGCTGCCCGTTCAGGCGCGCAATGCCGTCGTGCTCGGAAGCGTGGAAGTGGATGATGCGTCCTGGGGTTAGGGGGATGACTTTAGTCACTGGGTTTCCTTTCGGTGGTTGGTTATTTTTTTTTGCACTGAGAGCCAGAGGCAGAGCACCAGCCCAGACAAGAAGCCCAGGACAAACGCTCCGAACAGCCACTCAGCGATAGAGCCAAAGCTGATGGTGGCGATCATTTCGCGCCAACAGCCTTTGGCAGAGGGAATGGCACTTCAAGCGTGGAGGCGCAGGAGCCGTCTTGAGCCTTGCCTGGATGCTTGGACCAGTTGTCCACGGGGGCAACCATCACGCAGCCTTGTGTCGCACTGACGGTGCTGCACATCACAGTTGCCTTCTCGACCTGCAGGTTCTTGGTCTTACCCTCTTCGCGATCAGTGCGCATGAAGACAACCTCGGCCCAGCCGTCGCCTTGTGGGCAGGTGGATGAGTGCGTGGTGTCCGCCTTCACGACAGATTCCCAGCCTTGAATGCGTGGGTTCTGGCGCTGATACTCGGCAGCTGCAGCGCCGGCATTGGAGCGGCCCTGTGCGCGCTGCTCTTCAACGGTTTGGAAGGAGAAGGCTTTGTCTTTGGTGACGCTGCCTGACTCTTTCATAGCCTGCTCAACAGGCTTCTCACCGCAAGCGGCGAGCAGTGCGATTGCCAAGGCAATCAGGGGGTACATGAGTTTTTTCATGGTTGGGTTTTCCTATGGTTGGTTGAGAGAAATCGTTGACTTCAGAAGGGAATGTCGTCGTCCATGTCCTCGAACCCACCGCGGCTTTGCGCTTGGGGTTGCTGACGTGGAGCCGCGTTTTGTTGCTGGCGAGGCGCGTTGTTGTAGCCGCCGTTGCCTTGTTGGCGTGGAGCCTGCTGCTGACGAGGAGCCGCTTGCTGCTGTCCGCCGTCACCCTGCTCGCGCCCACCAAGGAGCTGGAGCTGCTCGACGACGATGTCGCAAGTGGGCTTTTCGACGCCATCTTTGTCGGTGTACTTGCCGTACTTCAAGCGGCCTTCGACGTAGATGGTCTTGCCTTTGGTGATGTACTCGCCGGCGATCTCAGCCAGGCGCTCATAGAACGTGAGGCGGTGCCACTGAGTGTCCTCAATGACTTCGCCGGACTGCTTGTCTTTGCGCTTGGATGATGTGGCGATGCTGACGTTGGCAACGGCTGCGCCGCTGGGTAGGTATCGAACTTCTGCATCGCGGCCGGCATTGCCGATCAGGATGACTTTGTTGACTGATGACATTTCGTAGGGGTCTTTCTTTAGTAGTACGAGGAGAGCTGGTTGTGCATCGACATGACATCACCCAGTTTTGGATTGCTTGCGTTCGCGACCTTGCAGGCTTTGACCACGAGCTTCTTGAATGCGACGGCGTTGTCGTATGACCCGCCGTTCACACTTGGTGGTACACGCTTGAGCATTTCCTTGATGCGCGAGCGGTAGTAATCGAGTTGTTCCTTGGTGTCCATGGTGTTTATTATCGCAACATTTTGTTGGCTGTCGAGCAAAAATCTTCAATCGACAGCCGTTTGTTGTTTTTTCACGACGCTGCGAGTTGCTTCGTTGTACGCGTCCTTCAGCTTGAGGTAGAACCCGCGCACAGACATCGGCTCATTGATCACGCGGTCCGCGTTCTTGATACGCGCCAGCACGAGCTCGCGGTCGATGGTTTCCGCGTTGGCTGACATTTCAAACTTGGCCAGCTTTCTGAGCTGTTTGGCCTTCTTGGCATTCATGTGTTACTCACTTTCTTTAATGTGGCGCTTACGACATACGCCGACGGTGCCGCCCGGTGACCCCCGGGCCTTCATCCCCGCTACGCAGAGATGCCGTCCGATTCAAGCATTCATCGCACGAGCTCAACCTTGTTGGGCAGCACTCGATACTTGTACAGACCGTTGCCGTGATACTCCTTCTCCACGGTGTGCGCGCCGAAGCGCGGCTTGCGGAGGTGGCGAAGCTGGGCGCTCACGCTTGCCGCTGGATCCCCCGTCTTCTGAGAGATCTCATCCAGCGTGCGCCATTGCCGGTCGTTCACTGCATTCCACACGCGCAGCAGTTGCCCGGTCAGACGCACGTCATCGCGCATGGGCTGGTAGTCAGATCCGTTGAAGCGATCCATGGCTTAGTCCTTGTACGAAAGTGAAATTGATTTGAATGACCAATTTGAATTAATACTGCGCACCACCACACCTTCGCCCTGCTTGCCGTTCTCATACACGACGGCATCGGCAAGCATGCGCAGCTGATCGGCGTCGACGTACCCATGGCCAGACGCAGAGATCTCGGCCATAGGAATGCCCAGCGAATCGCAGAAGTGAACCAGCGCACCGAAGTGGCAGCGCTCGCGGCGATTGATGTCATACAGCGTGAAGGCGCGAATCTCGAGGTCGTCGTAGCCGCATGGGTTGCCTTGGATACCCGGGCCGCAAACCTCAAACTGAAGGGCAAATCCCGACGTCATCAGGTCTAGGTCGAACTTGCGAGCGGCCTGCCAGTACACGTTGCTTGCGCCGCTGTCTGAGAACTCCTTGAGCTCAAGGTTGCGGCTGCACACATGCAGCTCACCCTCGTCGTCGACCCATGCCGTGCAGCTCGTGCCGTCGTACTTGACGGTGGCGACCCAATCCCAGCCGAGCATGAGCTCGCGCAGGTCGCGAACGCGCTGGAAGTTGGGCTCGTCAGTCTTGGGGATGAAGCTGGGGAAGTTGCCGCGGACCTCTCCGGCAATCTGTGCTGACACAGGCTTCTCGTACTTGGTGACACCTAGCACGTCGCCGACTTCAAAGCCCGGCTCCAGGTTGGCCTCAATGCCAACAGCAGGAATGATCAAGCACTCGCTCGGCACGCCCTTGAAACGGGCCATGCGCACGCGCCACTTGCTCTTCTCCATGAATGCCCAGCGCGGATTATCCGTGGGCAGTAGAGCGTCCTGCAGGAAGACGACAACCGCATCGCCTTCGTTGATCTCCTTGCTGACAACGCCGGACCATGAGCCCTCGTCGCCACAGTCGACCTGCGCCTGCTGAATACGGTCTGCACCGTCGATTGGTTTGATGGCCGATACGCGGCCTGCTACTGCGAGTTTCATGGTGTCGCCCTTAAACGAATTGCTTTACGATCCAGCCAAGGCCGACAGCGACCAACGGCCCAACCACCGGGGCGATCAGCTTTTCGTGCCACCCGAGGTTATCGTCCTCTTTCTTGGTCTTGCTGAAGCGCAATGCTCCGAGTGTCAGACCAATACCGATCGCAAGCGGGATGCTGATCTCTCGACCCCCAAGCGGGACGATGAACCATCCCCACAGCGTGGATACCGCCCACCCGTATTCGATGAGTAATCCCGCGAGGGCTGCCAATACCGCGAGGGTGATGATGGTGTAAAGAAATGCTTTTTTCATGCTGTTGCTCTTTCTGCTTCTGCTGCTTTTTTTGCTGCTAGTTTCTGAATCTCCTTGACGGTGACATTCACCTCTGCAAGGAACTTACTCACGCCGGCGTCGAGCTCGGCAATGATCTTGTCGTCCCAGTGGACGCGGCTGATGTGTAGCTGGAGCGACTCTGGCATGTCTTCGCAGTACGACACAAAGTCATTCCAGCGGCGACCTGAGACCCACATCTCGCCGTACACCTGCCATTTGTATTCGGTTGGTGGCATACCGTCCGGCAGGTTTAGGTACTCCCAGTGAATCGCTGGGATTGGGCACTTGAACTCAACCATTCCATCGCTGCCAACGAGACCATCTGGAGACACGCCGGCAGCTAGGAACTTGTGCTTGATGAAGTCAATCTCTTCAACGATGGCGCCGGTGATGGATTCGTACCGCATGCGTGCAATGGGTTCAAGCTCCTTGCCGCGCTCAGTGTGCTTGTTGCCGGTGAAGCCGTCGGAGATCACCTTGCCGTTGTAAATCTCCAGCGCTATGCGCATGCGGTAATTGCGACGCATCGTGGACTCTGCGTTGCCTTTACCCTGGGCCATGACGTCAGCGAAGTGACTGCCGGTGGCTCGTCCGCGGCGCAGCTCAAACCACTCTGGTGAGCCTTGGGTGATGATGTCGGTCATGCGACCTCCTTGTCGGTGATGAATGACAGATCGAAGCCGCGAGCGAAGAACCCGTACTTCTTTTCGATAGCAGCCTCGATCTCTTTCTTGATCGTGGCGGCGCGCTTAGTCCTCTCGGTGTAGAGCCTGTACGTGACACGGGTGCCGTACACGCTGTCGTTCGCGTTGAGGCGGATGCTGGGCTTTTCAAGGCATACGTCCCAGTCGCACTTCTCCTTGCGGATCGATGTGAATGCGTAGTCGTCAATTGCGATGTACCTCTCGTTCTCGCCAATGACGTTGAACTCCCGGGCTTCAAACTTCTTGTCGGAGCCAAAGACCCCTGGACTGGAAGGATCGGCGACCTCGACGCAGTAGTAGTTGATCTTCTTCATCCCGCGCTGCCTTCCTTGACTTCAGCGTCGACAGCGCTGGCCTTGCTCTCCAAGAACGCCTTGCGTGCGTTGACCACATCCTTGAAAGCTGCGTAGCCATCGCGGTCCTTGGCCTTTGAGGCGGCGTCTGTACCAGTGCGCCATACGCCGCTCAGCTCTTCCAGCGTCTGCGCCTTGTTGGCCTTCTCGATCCATGCCGTACGGTCGAAGATCGGCTTGTCTGAACCGGCTGCCGGTGCAGCGTTGCGCTGGTTGATCTCGTGCAGACCTTCCTCGCCATCCGTGTTGAGGTGGTGGATGGCCTCGTCCAAGCGATCGGTCTTTGGCCAGGTTTTGTAGGCGCGTTTGATGACCGTCTTCTTGGCCATCTCAGCCCAGTCCGTCACCCATGGGCAGGACTTCTGCTTGTTGATCCATGCCTTCCAAGCGCTCGAGCGGTCACGAATGTCGTTGACATCGCCGACACTCATGGCCTCAGTCAGGTAGTCGCCGTCCGCGGTCTTGACCACCACGTACACACCGACCGGCTCGCCGCGGTCTTTGCTGAAGGGGTTGAACTGGTGCTCTGGCGGTTTATCAAAACCATTCAATGCGAAGCCGTCATTCGCGTAAACCACTGCAGCCTTGGCCCATTTGATTGAGCCTGTGGCGGTTGCCAGGTCGATCAACCCCATGTACGAGATGTCGAGGCAAATCTTGCCGTCGCGTGGCACCAGGTACGCCTGCTTCTTCGCCGGGTTCAGCGAGATGCCAATCGCGGCCACGTTGGTCACGGCGTTGATGACGGACTGGCGATTGCCCGTGGCGAGCTTCAGCGCGTAATCGTTCTGCTGGAGAACCTGGATCGCGAACTCAGCCTCACGGTCGAAGTTGATGTTGCGATCAGATAGGACGGCATCGAACGCATCGCGTGCGCCGTAGATGTCGCCGGTGATCAGTGCGAGTGCGTTGCTCATGCGGCCACCTTTTGATTTTCGGACAGGGTTGCGGCGGCGCGCAGGATGTACTGCTCGGCCTCCTCGGGGCCGATGTCGAAGGCTTCAGCCACGATTGCAACAACGGACGAGGCGTGAGCCAGCTCAGCGTCTTCGCAAGCGCGGGCCTCGGCAGCTTCACGCTCAGCGCGCTCTGCGGCGGCCTTGGCTTCTTGCTCGCGGCGGGCGGCCTCTTCGGCTTCGCGCTGCGCCTTGATCTGAGCGTCAATAGCTGCCTGCTTCTCAGCCAGCTCCTTGGCTTGCTCATGCAGCAGAGCCTGGGCTGCATTCTTCTCAGCCTCAAAGGCGTCTTGCTGTTGCTTCTGGAAAGCTTCACGCTCGGCAGCCTCGCGGCGCGCCTTGGCGTTGGCTTCGTCGATTGCAGCTTGAGCCTTGAGCGCAGCCTCTGCTGCTGTGCGTGCGACAGCGGCTTCCTGCTCCTGGCGTTGACGCTCAAGCTCGGCGGCTTGTGCGGCTTGCTCGGCGCGGATACGGTCCAGCTCGGCACGCTCAGCGGCCAGGCGTGCGGCTTCTTCTTCGCGAGCAACGGCCGCGGCCAGCAACTCATTCAGCTTGGCCAGCGATGTGGTGTATGCGTTCTCGGCGTGAGGGCGGTATTCCTCAAATGACTCATCAATCTTGGTCACCTCGAGCCCAAATATAGCGCTCTTGATTTCGGCCGGCTTCATCGTGGCGCACTGCAATGGCAGGTTGGCAATAGCGTCAATGCGAGCACGCAGCGCGTCCACGCGCTTTTGCTCAGCAGCAACCTTCTCCGCTTTAATGCGCTCTTGCTCAGCGTCCCATGCGTCGCGAACTTTGAAGAGACGGTCTTCTTCCTTCTCAATGATTCCGATCAGGCGGTTCTCTTCGGCGATCACAGCCTTGGCAAACTTGGTGGCGTCGTCGCGCGCAGTCTTCGATACCTTCTGAATCGTGGTGCGCGCTTTCTGCAGCTCCATTGCTGCGCCGTGCGCCTGCTCGCGGCCAGCCTTGTCCTTCACGAGGACGATGTCCTTGTGCTTGGTAGCAAGCTCCTTGAGGTGCTCTTCGGTCTTGGTGCTGTTCAGTGCAAGCGCGGCGCGCTCCTCGACCGGCACGAGGGCGGTTGACTGCTGAACGTCTGAATCCGCGGCGGCCGCGGTGGTTGATGTGTCTGTCATAAATGCTCCTAGAGGTTTGAAAAAATATCTGCAGAACAGATGGTTGGATTATGCAACATTTTGTTGGCGCGTCAACAAAAAAATAAAGCCCGAGCGATTCGCTGGGTTATTTGATTCGCAGAGGGATGACGCGCGACTTGACTGCATCAAGCTCAGCTTGCAGGCGGTTGATCTCGTCGACGGCGTCTTGCAGATTGAAGGCGACCTTGTACATCACCTCGCGCATCTCCTGCTCATAGGTAGCGCGTGCCGCGTTCATCGTCGCGTCGGCGCGCACTTGTAGCTTGGCTGCAACAGGGTTCGTCATGACATGGCCTCCCCATCGGTGGCGAAGTCAATTGCCTCGATCATCATCCAGAACCCACGTATCTCGCTGGCCACCAGCGTCCATGCCGGGCTGTACATCAGCACCGCCGGCACGTAGCCCATTGAGGTGGGTGGCGCCGCGTGTGAGACGCGCCTGTCTGGGTCAATGCCGCGGAGCTCACAGAGTTTGCGCGCGGCTTTTTCGATTTGTTCTTCGGTCATAGATCATCCTTTAATTCATGTTGCTTGAAAATGTAATGACCGCCGCGGCGCGACTGCACCCAGGTCAAACCCCAGGCCATCGAGTTGCTTTTCAATGCGTGGATGATTGACTCGTTGCCAGACCATCCTGCAGTCGAGATGAAGTACAGCTTGCCGCCATCCTTGTCGTAATCGTCGTCCTTCTCGTCGAGATCATTGGCGTCTACCTCGGCCCAGCCCCAGCTACGCAGGTGCCAGATGTCCTTGATGAACTCGAGCAGGCCCGTGGTATCGAGCCAGTGCCATTTCTCAATGAGCTCGAGGGCAGCGTCGGTTGGATAGCCGTCGTCGTCAGTCAGCTCCTCCTGCATTAGGCGAGCCTTGAGCTCGGCCCATGCAGCCTTGTCAGCCTCGAGCTTACGACTCATTTCTTCATGGTCGAATCGCTTCATTGATCAACACCCTCTGGGTCCGGCTTGTAGATCGTGTTGAGTGTCTCAAAGCTGCCGTCGTCATTGCGCTTTTGCACAGCGCTTGTGCGCACCGGTAGCGTGCCCAGGTAAGGGTGATCAATCGCGCTCACGTACGCGACGGTGTACTTACTCCCGACGTCGAAGTGAGCCTCTCCCGAAAAATACACAACAGGCTTGTTATGTTGATTTTTGTCCGAAATGTGTACACGTTCTTCGGACGTGTCGCCGGCATCGACATGTTGGTTTTCCATGATCAAATCTTTCTCCTCCAGTAGAGGGAGGTCTCCAACCCATACGGGCTGCTTGGCTCATACATCTTGAAGCCGCAGGCGATGAGCGAGTTCGCCGAGGCTGGATTTTCTGAGGTGTCCGACAAGAGCCACTTGTAGCCAAGCTGCTTGGCCTTTGTGATTCGCACACGGATGAGCCGTTTCTGCAGCCCTTGCCCCTGGTGCTGCTCAAGCACTCCGGCGCGGGATAGGTAGCCCGTCTCCTGCCAGCGTCTGCTGGGCACCATGCCGGCGTATCCGATCGGAATGCCTGCGTCGGTATAGCAAAGCCACCACCACCCCTCGCTGGGCTTTTGCGGCACGTCGTACGGCAGCGTCTGCAACTGCAGGCGGGCGATGATTGCCCAGATCTCTGGGTCTTTGGGGTTGACTTGGCGCACTACATATTTCACGGCCAAGCCTTACATCAATCCGCTCCACGGGTTGGCCAGCTTTGATGTTGGTCGCTTCCCTGTTTTGCTGAACCCAAACTTCTCCATCATCTTCGGGGCGGTGTAGTAGTACGTCATGTGAACGCTCTGCCCGAACTTGATCGCAATGTCATTGCAGGTCACGCCCTTCGCCCTGAGCTCGCACATTTGCTTGGCAATCTTCTGGCGCCCGGCAACAAGCGTCTTCCACTCGCCCGTCTGGCGCTGCTCCCATTTGGCAATGTCGCTCTTGGCGTAGCTGAATGCTCCTGGCGGGAGCTCTCGCGTGGTGAATCGGTGACCGCAATCGCCGCACGCGCGGCGCCTCGAGATGATGCCCGTGTCAGCTGTTCGGGTTGATAGCACGCTACTGTCAGGCGCGTGGCACTTCGGGCACTTCACTGCCCATCAAACTGCTGCTTGCAGTTCGCCTCGCACTCACACACGCAGCCGTTGCGGCCACTCATCACACATAGCGAGAGCACGAAAACTCCCGCGGTAGCCCCTACGATTAGGGCAAATACAAGCCATAGCCAATGAACCATTTGAACCTCCTAAGTTGTGCGCTTATTATGCCAACAGTTTGTTGACTGCACAACGTATTGTTGCTGTCGTGCGACAAAAAAAAGAGCCCGCCGAAGCGAGCTCTTTGCGCGTTCCCTGCATTCGTCCCTGGATGAAGACCGGAGGCCCAAGTTTCGATGGCATGCGGGGCTGGTCCCTAGTGCGCTATCTAGGGTCAAGGTCGCCTCTTGTGTCGTCTGTTGGTGGCTCCGTTAATTTTTGAGCGCGGGCTCCGACGGAACAGCGGAGGTAGAACAATATTCACACCAACACGACTGAGGACTGCCGCGAATTCCCTCCGCAAGGCGGATTAACTGCCTCGCCAGACAGTGTTTCGCAATCCTCATGCGTGTTGGCCCGGGAGCTACCCGGGTACTACGCCACGTCTCTCCGTGATGTCTCTGCCTTTTCCGACCAAGCGCAGCAGTTTGGCTTTCGTTTCGTTCGAGTTTCGACTATCGGCCTCTACTCCAGCCTCTCGTAGCGGCAGGTGACGTGATGACACTTGTACTTCGCGCCATCAAGTCTTTGCACGCTGTCTGCAGTTACTGCTAGACACCATCCCTCGCATGAAAAATTACCCATGCCAATTGCGTTTGCAACCGCAGTTCAGGCGACATGCAAAGACTTGATAGTCCCCGTCTTCCCGGGGTGCCAGAGACCTGTTGGCCGGTGCTCCTCGCGCTCTAGTGATATGGCCCAATTGCAAAGCCCGCCCCAGGACAGGTCGCCTGGCGAGTGACACCCTTCATGGACATTTAGAGGCCGTCTTGAAGGATGAAGTCATCCAGCCTTTTTTTTGTTGATGGTGGCCTGTACTGATCTCAGGCTTTTCGTTAGGCGGCAATGCGGCCTGTTCGCTTGGGCGCATCAGCCTGCGCATTCACCATCACATCAGCGGGCCGGGCTTGATTCCGGCTATCGACTTGTCAAAATCCCAAAGTGCAGAGTCGTACGTACTCGGGGATCTCTCTGTGCGTGCCCTTCCACGCCGCCGCTGATGTGAGGGTCCAGTTCTGTTCTCTGGCGTCATCTGCTTAGCACATTCACCCGCAGCTTAGGTGTCTAGGAGTCCCGGCTTTGCGCCGGGCCGCATGTGCAATACGGCTAATGGCTTGCGAAAGCGCTCCCAGTATAGCAACTATTTGTTGGTCTGCAACAGTTTTGTTGCAAGTTTATGTGCGGATGCGATTCCAAGCGTCGGGCAATCGCACATCGAACCTGACCCTACGTACGCGAACTCACGGCCTCCGTAGTGAACCGCCGCGATGATGCCGACAATCTTCCCCTCGACAGCCTCTTTCAGCAGCGCCTGCAGATGCTGCACCGTCTTCGGGTCACGCTGCTTTTCTGCGAGCCGAATTACGGTTGCCGGACCTTGCTTTGGTGTGCGTTGTTTCTTTACCACGGTCTCCTGCGCTTTCTTTGTCGTTGAACGGGCGTGTTGTGCTTTCCTTCACGCGCTCCGGCATTGCAACGGCATCACCAGTCAGAGCCCTGAGATGCATGTCAACAAGGTCGCCTATCAAAGCTTTGGCTGGCGGCGGGAGGCGTGAGATCTGTAGCAGTAGAGCAACGTCATTGGGATCAATCATCCCTGAGATTTGCGACCGCTTTTCAGCGGCCCTTGAGCCCTCGGTCCAATCAATGTTGAAGCTCAGCGCGGTCTCTAGCGCGTTGGTCTTGGACTTGCCTGGGAAGCTGCGTCCGTTCTCCCAGTGCCTGATCGACTGGGCGGAAGTGCCTAGACGTTTGGCTAGTTCGTTGACCGTAATACCTAACTGCTCTCGGCGCAGCTTGATCTGATCCTTGACCTTCATGTCGACCCCTGGTTGAAAACGAAAGGTCTAGCAACATCGAATATACACAACAAACATTTCGTTGACAAGCAAGGCAAAACATCACGACAATCCACCGCAACATCTTGTTTTTTTGGAGGACTAACTATGAACTGCAAACCTGGCGATCTCGCGATCGTCATACGCTCACGACATCCTGCGAACGTAGGACTAATCGTACAGGTGCTGCACGCATACCAGACTGGCGAGAAGGGGATTCTCAGCCTGGACAAAGGGCACCTATGGTTGTGTACGACAGCTGGTTCACCACTGTTGATGACCAGCGCATGGGGCGTAGGCGTTCACCGCCTTGATACATGCCCCATTCCGGATGACTGCCTGCGACCACTTCCGCCTGAGCAAAATGTTGACGACACCTCAGACTGTGTTGTGAAAACACAACACATCGGCGAGCCAGTCGCGGCGTAAAGCGCGAATTGAAAGCCCTACGAAAGCGGTCGGGTAATCAACATTATGTTGCGTTGCAAACATTTGGTTGTAGAATCCGCACCGTCCCCTTGGCGGGGGAGGGAAAAAGAGCAAGCCCAAGCCGGAATCCTGCAGGTTGCTCGCCTGTCCGCCAACGCCAGCGCAATGCTGGTGAGGATTCCGACTTGGGCTTTTGTACTTCCGGACACCGGAAGGGAAAGAAAGATGTGAAAAAAGAGATCGTTCAGGTGGGGTCAGGATGAACTACTACCCACACCACATTGGAGACTTCGATCGCGCCACACGTCACCTGACGCGAGTTGAGCGCAGCGTGTATCGAGACTTGATCGATGTGTACTACGACACCGAGCGCCCGCTGACGCTCGATCAGAAGGCGTTGTGTCGTTTGATCATCGCCCGTACTAACGAGGAGGCAACGGCCGTTGCGCAGGTGTTGAGCGAGTTCTTTGACGAGACGCCAACGGGCTGGTACCACGCCCGCTGCGAAGAGGAGATCGCCCACTTCCGCGCCAACAAAGGGCAAAAGGCTGAGGCCGGAAGGAAATCTGCGGCGGCTCGAGCACTCCGAAAGCAACAGGCGATCAACGGCTGTTCAACGGGCGTTGAGCAAACGTCTAACGGAGCTCCAACTAACCAAGAACCAGGAACCAATAACCAAGAACCAGGAACCACTACCCCGACCCCGTCGGATGTGTGCGGCCCATCAACGGATGATCATCTGGCTGATGGGTTCGATGATTTTTGGGAAGCATGGCCAAGCCATCACCGTAAGGCGGACCGGGCTAAGTGCCTGAAGTACTGGCGCGCAGAGAATCTTCACCAGTGCGCGGCTCCCGTTGTTGCCAGCGTGGAGGCTTGGAAGCAGTCCGCGCAATGGACAAAAGATGGTGGCGAGTACATCCCGGCTCCGCTGCCATGGCTGCGCAAGCGAGTGTTCGAGGCGCCAGCGCCAGCCGCTGCCTCGGCTGTCCTGCCGTTCAACCGCCAGGTCGCTCAGGAGCAGCGAAACCAAGACGCCGTCGACCAGTGGCTCGCTTCGCAACAGGGGGTCGTCTATGAAGCCGAGTGACCAACAGAAGTTTGGCGCCCTGCTCCGCGACGTCATGGCGTTTTACAAGCAGGACGTCAGCCCATTCGCTTTGTCGGTCTGGTGGCAGGCATGCGAGCGCTACGACCTCGAGCAAGTGTCCAAGGCTCTGACCCGCCACGCCATGGATCCCGAGCGCGGCCAGTTCCCGCCAAAGCCTGCCGACCTGGTGCGCCAGCTTGCCGGCACAGCAACTGACCGGGCGATGCTTGCATGGGGCAAGGTCATGGAGGCCATGCAGCGGATCGGCCAGTACACCGACGTCGTCTTCGATGACCCCGCAATTCACGCCGTCATTGAGGATTTGGGTGGGTGGTCAAAGGTCTGCCGGATTGAGATGAAAGACCTCTCGTACCTGCAGCACCGCTTCACCGAATCGCACCGCGCCTACAGCAACAGCGAGACGTTTCAGTACCCGCGAAAGCTGATGGGTGACCGCAGCCCAGACAGCGAGTACGCGAAGCACGGGCTGCCACCACCCAAGCCTGCTGTGGTTGGTGACGTCGAGCAGGCTCGGTTGGTCTATCAAGGTGGCCAGATCGGTGGGAAGTCAAGCATCTCGCACGGGCTGATTGGTCTCACCGACATGCTTGTGAAGCGGCTCGAGGATCACAGCGATGCTGCGTGAGCGCTGCAACTTCGAGGAGCTCGAGGCTCATCGCATCCTTGACATGGCTAAGGCTGGTGCGGACGTGCCAGTCTCAACAATAAGCTGGGCGCTCTTCGTGCTCGGCGATGGAATCGGAATTGTTCAACTACGAGGTGACTTATGCAACCACATCAAAAACGCGTGATCGATGAAAAGAAGGAGCTCGACGATAAGATCGAGGCCTTAACCAACTTCATCGGAACACCAACGTACCACTCAATCACGCACCAGGATCAGTTCCTTTTGCGTCGTCAGCTCGTGGCCATGAGTGAGTACTCCGCCATCTTGCGCGAGCGCATCGACTTGTTTGGGATGGTCGATGTCTAAGGCGAAGTCCATCATCGTCTGCGGAGGACGAGACTACAACGACATGCGCGCAGTCTACAAAGCCTTGGATGCAATGGCTGCCAAGAGCGAGATCGCAATGATCATCCAGGGTGGCGCTGATGGCGCCGACAAGATGGCCCTGGCCTGGGCATTCCAGCGCTGCGTGCCATGCCTGAGCGTGCCGGCCGACTGGGGGCAGCACGGCAAAGCGGCCGGCCCGATTCGCAATCGCAAGATGCTCGAGTACGTGGTCGACGGTGTTGTCGCTTTCCCTGGTGGAGACGGCACGGCCGACATGATTCGTCAGGCCAAGGAGGCGGGCGTTCCCGTATGGGAGCCGTACCGTGGCTGATACTGACCGAGAGCTGATGGATCTAGCCGCGAAGGCGGCTGGGGCCAAAATGACGGACTACTCTGACAACACTCCCGACCACTGGATTTTTCCAAACGCGCACGGCTACTGGGTCAGGTGGAGCCCGCTTGAGGATGACGGCGACGCGTTGCGGCTGGCGGTAAAGCTGGGTCTGAAAGTTGAGATTTACAGCCGCCGGATGGAGCCATTCACACGAGTGCCGGTGGTGATTGGTGGTGTTGAGGAAGAGCATCGCGATAATCCGTTCAAAGCAACCCGCCGCGCCATTGTCAGGGCTGCTGCTGAGATTGGGAGGGCAATGTAATGGCTGCAACCAATCAACTCGACATTGACCTGCTCAGGTCGATGCTGCACTACGACCCGGAAACGGGGATCTTTACATGGAGGTCAAAGCCATCCAAACAGATCAAGATTGGCGATGTTGCTGGCTGTCTTGGTGATCATGGCTACATCCTGATCAGGCTCCGGGGAGTGCTGTACAAGGCTCACCGCCTTGCCTGGTTCTACGTCTATGGAGAATGGCCGACGGCAGAGGTTGATCATATCAACGGCAAGCCAGCGGACAACAGGCTGTCCAATCTTCGCGAGGCGACGCGCAAACAAAACATGGAGAACCGCGGCCTAAACGCGAACAACTCCACAGGATTTCGCGGCGTGACTTTCACCAAGAGACTGAACAAGTTCAAGGCTACCCTGCGGCATCACTGGAAGACGCACAATCTCGGGCACTTCGACACCGCCGAAGAGGCAGCTGCTGTCGTGTCGGCCAAACGCGCAGATCTATTCACTCACGACGATGGTCGGGATCGCGGAGTGATGCATGGCTGAAATCCTGATGATCCGGCAGCCTGGCGGTTCTCTCATTCCCGCAACAGACGAGGACGCGGAAGCTCTGCGGAAGATCAAGGCGGGCGAAGCAGTTCGGGTTGACGTCAAGAAGATCCGCAACTACAAATTCCTTCAAAAATTCTTCACGCTTGCCAAGTTCGCTTTCGACATCTGGGCCGACACCATTCCTCCGCAGGAATACAAAGGCGTCGAGGTGCGACCAAACTTCGACCGGTTCCGAAAGGACTTGATCATTCTCGGCGGCAGGTTCGACGCGGTGTACAACGCCCGAGGCGAGGTGCGCGTGGAGGCTAAGTCCATCAGCTTTGCCAGCATGAGCGAGGAGGAGTTCGAGAAGCTCTACTCGGACACCATCGACGTGATCCTGCAGAAGATTTTAACGAGCTCGAGCATGACGGAGGAGCAGCTGCGAGGGCATGTTGAGGAGGTTCTTCGCTACACATAATTGTTGCGCATCAATAAAGTACTTCCCGCGATGTTGTTTTTATGGTACAAACTGTTCCATCGCAAACAAATTGTTGGAATGTAGATGCTCAAAAAAGAACTAATCGAACGAACCGCCTACGTCTCTGGCCAGTCCAATGGCGTGGTGCGGTCTGTCTTGGACGCTGCCGCGGCCGTCGTCAAGAAAGCGATCTCCAAGGGAGACAGCGTCATGCTTGCCGGCCTGGGTAAATTGCACACCGTGCAACGCGGTGAGAAGCGTGCGAGAAACCTGCACACCGGTGAGACGGTCATGGTCCCTCCCCGCAAGGCTGTCATGCTGCAGCCCAGCGACTCATTGGTCGACGCCGCAAACAGCAAGCAGTAATGGCAGCACCGCAGTTCCCCGCCTCAATCCGCAAGGTTAGGTCAAAGTACGGCGCCACGCGCGTCCAAGTCGACGGGCATACCTTTGCGTCGAAAGCTGAAAGTAAACGCTTCCTGCAGCTCAAAGAGCTCGAGCGCCTTGGCCAGATTGACAGTCTTGAGTTGCAGCCGATGTACGTGCTGGCTCCTGGTGTGCGGTTCTCCACGGCAACCCGCGCCACACCAGCCCTACGCTACCAGGCCGACTTCCGCTACCGCGACCACCTTGGCGAGCTCGTTGTTGAAGACGTCAAAGGCGGCCCTGTGACGGAAGGGTTTCGCATCAAGAAGCACCTCATGCTCGCAATCCATGGGATCGAAGTGAGAGAAGTGAGGGTTCGATGAAAGAGAGCAACCGACCATCAGCCCTCGAGCGCTTGAGCACGGCGATCAACTCTTCGGACTTGACCGTCGACGCGGACCACCGCACTGATGCCGACTACATCATTAGCCTCGGCATCGCCGGGTCGCGCCATTCAAAGGTCGCGTCACCAATGATGCGATTGCACCTCAGCGGCACGAACACCAGCCTGAAGGCTGCATTCGACGCGGTGCTCAGCCTTGTGAAGCGCATGAACGCAAAGCGCAACTGGCGCCTCAATGGTCAGTCGCTTACCACCGTTTCGCTGCAAGCCTTGTCGCATCACGTCGCGCCAACATGCACTTGCTGCAAGGGCCGCAAGTTCGAGCTGCAGGACGGTACGCCTGTGCTGTCAACCAAGCCGTGCCGTGTGTGCGGCGGATCCGGACGTCGCCCAGTCCAAAAGAAATTTCGCGAAGAGATCAACCATGTGGTCACGGCTCTTGAGTCGATCGACGACGTCACCGAGCGTGCCGTAGCAAGGCTTGTCCGATGATCGGCAGCAAAGGTAAACAATGACAACGATAGTATTCAAGGACGGTGTGATGGCCGCGGACCGCATGGTCTGTAACGGCACATGCAAGATCGGCGAGCGAACCAAGATCTTCAAGATCAACGGGCACCTGGCTGGGTTCGCTGGCAACCACGATACGGCCGCCGTTTTGCAGAACTGGGTGGAGCACGGAGCCAAAGAGGAAGAGTGGCCGTTTGATGAGAACGACCAGGCCGCCGTCATGCTTGTGACTCCGGACGGAAGGATCCTCGTGTACGAGCGCTACCCCTTCCCAGTTCTGATGGAGAACGACTTCTATGCCATCGGCTCTGGCAGCCCGTACGCCCTAGCAGCAATGCACCTTGGCTGCTCAGCAGAGCAAGCGGTAAAGACCGCATGCGAGCTTGACGTCTTCACTGGTGGCGAGGTTGACACGCTGTGCTTGAACGAAAAAACTCACTGAAGCGCTCAGGCTTCAAGCGCCCGGTGATGGAGCGCAAGCCGGTAGTCCACAAGCCTCTGGATCCAAAGCATCGTCGCGTCGTCAACACGGGCCCGGTTGAGGGTGAGGTTCAGCCAATACAGAAGAACCCGCCTGGCAGAAACCAGGCGTACCGAGATTTGGCCAAGGGCAAAGAGTGCATGCTGCGCGTTCCTGGTGTGTGCTGCCGTAACTCAGAGACGACCGTGCTTGCGCACAGCAACAGCATGGCGAACGGAAAGGGAATGGGGCTCAAGGCGGACGACGCCATTGGCGCCGTCTGGGCCTGCTACACCTGTCACATGTGGGCAGACCAGGGGAAAGCTCCCCGCGAGCTCAAGGACGCCGCATTTGATCTCGGCGTTAAGCGCATGGAGACTCAGCTAGAGCAGATCATTGCCGACCCGCAGGCAAAGCCACGCGACCGCAGTGCGGCCGAGTGGGCGTTAGAGCGCATCAGGGCTGTAGCCTCGTAGCAGGCGAGGCAGAATCTCGTGGGACGGGATTGAGGTGTGCGCATAGACGCACAGACCGCCGGTCAACTCGCGGCGAGTGTAAACGTGATCGATGACGGAAATAGTCACTGCGTTGTCATCGCCAGCAAGAAGTTGCGGAAGCGGTGGCTTTTCGAGAATTCGGTAACGAGGATGCTCATTAAGAATGGGCCTCCGCTGGCCGTCCACGGGTCCGCCGATCAACAGGTAAGATTTTGAGCTCATGGTTAATCCTTGAATCTTGGTAGTGCAGCCCAGTGCGTCCACTCGTCCACCTTGCGGTAGATGCTCAGGTGTGCCACGCCGTACTTGCGGTTGATGAGTAAGAGCTTGACGCCAGAGGGTGGCGTCTGCTCGGTGATGGGTATCCAGCGCACGTCGGTATCAACCGCGGCCGCTCGGTCTGAGGTGGTCTTGATGGTCATGCCTGGCCCTCTGATCGCATCGCGCGAGCCAGATGATCGGCCATATTTGCAGCGGCCAATGATCCGTCAGACTTGTTGCGCTCCAATGCTGCAGCCACGTCGCAAGCCTGGGCGCACTCTTGGCGCGCACGTTGCATTCCCTCTTGCACCCCTGCGGTCACCATATTCAGCACATGTTCGTACAGCGTCTCAGCCTCCTCGCTGGAGACCGAAATACCAAGGCGAGCCGACAACGCGCGGGCTAATGAGATTGGTTCGTGGTCGCTCATAAAACACCCCATGGAATCACGCGATAGCGCTTGTTGTTGATCTTCACGTACAGGCCAGGTTTGTTGAAAAACCGGGCTGACTGCCAATAAATCTTAATGTTCATGCGCCCTCCTGCAGGCGTTGCTTCGCCTTCACAATGCATTTGTCACAGATGTGGCGCATACCATCTGTGGTGCTGACCATCTTCTTTGCCTTGCTCTTAGGGGTGCCGCAGAACGAGCACTTTGGCTCCAGCTCCTTCGGCTTGTCGAACGGTATTACTACTCCTGTCATGCTGCGATTTCTTTCTGCTCTGCGGCCTTAGTCTCGTCGTACAGTTGAATGCCCCAAGCAATCGCGTAGCAGCACCAGAGGAATTGGAAGGTGAACTCTTTACAACCCCACTCCCACGCGTCCTCAAAGTTGAAGTCGGCATTTCCACCGTCGAACGCTAGGGCGCTGTCAATAGCGCGAATTTCGCCGTCGCCCGCGTTGCACAGTACCTCGCCTTCAATTTCAGCCCAGAGCGCGTTCTTCAGAGCGGTGAACTCTGCAATCTCGTCTGGCTCGGCCTCGCCGTCTTCTGGAGCTTCGCACTCGACCCAATTGTCGAAAGCTCGCTTGACGTTTTCGCGAAAGCGCTCTTCGCTGAATTCTTGGAATCCGTCGTGCGCACGCAGCTTCTCGGCCCAGTACTGCGGGTTGATACCGAGCTTTCTGCCCTTGCGGAGCGCATACTCGCGATCCGTGCGGAAGAACTCGAACATGTCCTCGAGGCGACGGAACACGTAGGTGCCGCAGTCTCCGTCAATACACAGCGTGCCAGGCCATGTGATGAGGTCGAACCAGTAGACCCCCTCGCCTGGGCGCTTGAACCGAATATGGCGGTGGACGCCGTCATCACGGATGATGTGCATCTCGTGGCCGGCAAGGTCTTTGAGCACGCGCTCTTCAGTGCAGGCGTACGTCATGCCGATGGCTCCTCATCCAATCCGCACCACTCCTTGGTCTGCGCGGCGAACTCAAAGTCGGGAGACTTGAAGGCTTCCTCTGGCGTGGTCGATGTGCAACCCCAGATGCGGTCGGTCAAATCGAAGTAGCTGTAGCCATGCTCACCGATTGGCTCTCCGGTTTCCGGGTCGAGCGTGCGAGTCTTGTACACGCCGCTACTCGTCGGCAGTACGTTGGGCGGAGACATCTCCGTGGTCTTTGCGTTGGTCATTTGTGTTGGCTCCATTCCTTGTCAATCATTGCTCGCACCCACGGGCTCATCCCTTCAGGCGCAAGCTTCTCGAGTTTCTTGCGGTGCTCTTCGGTGAGCACAATATTCACGCGTGCGGTCACGCCTTGAACGCCGTCGATTGCTCGGCGGCCGCGTCGGTTTTGTTGTTTCATTTGAGACCTTTTTGAAAGCGGCTGCGTCGGTTGTGCTTTTGAAAAGCGTCAGCGATCCGCTCTGGGTTGAGGCCAACCTTTGCGCACCAGAACTGGAGCGGCTGAGAGGCTGGCGAGAAGAAAAACGAATCGCCATCAAGCCATGCTTGCGCAAATGTTGCGGCGACAAGATGAGCCTCTGGCATTCCCGAGACGGAGTGGTCCATCCAGCGCAGCACTATCTTCCTGAACTGCTCATGCGTTGCCGTCAATGGCTTTTGTTCCGTGGTCATTACTTCCCTCGGTACGTTGCGTGGTTCGGGCTGATCTCGCACACCAGGTCGTAGTTCCCCATGGCCAGCGGCTTCTTTGCCTTGGTGTTAATGGTCAACACAAGCCCGTAACTTTTAGCCAAGAGCACAAGCGCGGCGGCTTTGTCAGCCAGGCCGTTGAGCACTTCTCTTGCGTCGTCTTCTGTCTCGATTTGGTCTACTGGTTTCATGCAGCCTCCTGTGTTAATTCGGCCAGCGCAGCGGTGCATACGTCAACCTTCTTTTGATAGTCGACGAGCTGGTACTCCAGCGATTTGCGAGCCGCCGCATTCACGTCGTCGGTGATCTGCTGCGGAACGGGTATGCCGTACTTTTTGCAGTTGGCGATCAGCTCTCTGGGGTAGCTGCGTTTTTCCTCATCGGACAGGTACTCATTCACCATGGCTTCCGTGATTTCCTTGGCCTTGGCCTGTGCCTCTTCAAGACCGCAGCAGGGAATTACCTTGGCAGTTTTGCTGTCGTTGTAGCGATTGTTTTTGTCGCGGTAAGTGACGCTCCAGCGAATCTTCTTGTCGTACCCGCGGCTTGGGTAAAGCTGCAGCAGGCCGTAGTTGTAGTAGCCGCTGTAGCCCTCGAGGGTCTCGTCTACCGAGATGATCTCGAGGTCAGGTCGGTAGTCGTGGATCGCCACGTAATGCGTGACCTTGCCCGACAAAAAATTGTCAAGGTCGGCCAGCTCTTCGTGCAGCTTGATGCGATCCTTGCGGGCGCGCTCCTCGTTATCGAATGCGTAGCGCTCGGTGCGCAGCTCCGCAATCTCGGCACGCAGGTCTGATAGCCTCTTCTCGGCAGCCGCAGTCTCTGCGTCCAGTTTTGGCTTCGGCGGTGTGCGGAATACGCGCTTCCATGTTGTCGCCTCGCCGGAGCTCGGACCGTACTCGTCGTCCTCATAGATGGGCCGTACGAAGTACTCGCCCATGGATTGCGCGATGAACTCAGCTTCTTCGCCGTGTTCGCTGTAGACGGTGTCACCTTGTTTGAATGTGGCGCTCATACGTACTCCTAAATGTTTGTTAGTGCTACTGCTTGTTGCTCACCGGGCCTAAAAAAAAGGCCCGGCTTTCAATCATGCAGCTTGAGTCGTGGGGCGAAAGATGCGACCGTGTGAGCTGTCGTGGCGTGACTCGAGCTCTTTCACTTTGGCTTGGGCATCGGCTTCTGCGGTTGGTCCGCTGAAGGCTTGATAACCAACAAAGTGCAGGCCGGCGTACTCGGCGACGACGGTGTTGCCGTTGGCCAACTGGCGAGGGATGTCGCGCTCGACGGCTTCGTTGTTCTGGCGGTTAATGACTGACAAATCTTGCATGATATTTTCTTTCTTAAGTCCATGAATCCTCAGTAATGAGGCGATTGCTTTTTTGCCTGTTCACGAAGGCCAGGCAAGGCCTTAAATTGTGGTGGCTGTGCAGCCCGCATACGCGCTCGCTTTGCAGTGGGATAATGTGATCAACATCAACATCAAACCCTGCTTGTCGAAATTCATGGGCAAGCTCGTAGATCTCTCTGATCTCCTGCTGGTTTGCCCACGACGGCGTTGCTGTGATCTTTGCTGATCGCCTTGCGGCGACATGCGCTTGGTATATGTGTCGGTTTCTTTGTACGTGCTGCCTGTTGTACTCCTTCACTTTTTCTTTGTTGAGTTTGACGTATTTCTGAACGTACTTGACGTACTTTTGTTTGTTGTTATTGGCCCACTGCTTTCTCTTGGCGCGCAAGTTTGTGATTGCCTCGTCGCTTAGCGCTTGGTATGCCAGGCGCGATCCGTTGTTGACGCAGACTTTGCAGTACGACCGCAGACCATCCTTCTTTTGCGCGTCTTTGCCAAAGAGATTTAATGGCTTCTCTTCGTTGCATCGTTGGCATGTTTTCAGGTCTTGCATGTCATGCTCCATTCAGGCGAGTGCGAGCTCCCCGTGGTGGCTGCGCTGATTGGCCTTGGCTAAGCGAGCGAGGCCAGACAAGAAGTCGAAGCGGATCTGATCAGCGCGGTCAACTGGCAGACCGTGGCGGCGACCCTCAACAGCGCGGATCAGGTCGGACACCTCCTTGGTGCTGGTGACGCCGGAGCGAATCAGCGGGGCAAAAGGTGCGATTTGAGCTGCAGCTTGTTGTGCAAGCGCTTCGCGGCGGCGGGCAATGATCGCTTCGGACGCCGTGTCCCAGGCTTCATCATGCGTTGCGTGAGATGTCACGCTGCCGTTTGTGTGCAGCAGTTCATAGGTGCGATCCCATCCGCCGGCGTTGTTGGCGATCTCGCGGATCTGGATGACGTAGGGGTAGATGTCGCCCACGCTGTGCTTCTGAATGCTGCTACCGTCGTTGCTGTGTCCTTGATACATTTTCGTTCTCCTAAAAACAGTTTGTTGCGATGGGTGAATTATTACACAAGAAATTAACCTGTCAAATCATGCGCAATAATTCCCCTGCATTTTGGTGGGTTATTTCTTGCCCAAGTGAAAGAACGGATTCGAGTAGTCCTTCCAAACTTCGTTGGCGCGGATAGCTTGGATGGTTGACTGGTTGCAGCCAAGGCGCCGTGCGACGGCTCGGCCAGACTCTGGCGAGTTGCGGATCTCGTCGATCTGTTCTTGCGTGAAGCGTGAGGCTTTGCGCTTTGACTGCGCGATCTTCGCGTTGCGCGTTGGCCGGCGCGCATAGCCCGTAGTCTTCGCGGCGCGCGTGATAAGTTGCCTCCTATTCATGCGAATAACGTGAGATGGGTTGACGCACAGCGGGTTGTTGCACGAAGTTGTTGCGACGTCGCCTTCGCGCATGCAGACGTCGCGAATCTCGAGAATCACGCGCCGCACAGCTAAGATCTTTCGCGAACCAGGCAGGCGCATGACCGGCCTGCCATTAGTGTCCTTTGACCCGGTCCAGTACCAGCAGTCCCCGAACTCCTCCGACTTCTCTTGCAGGAATGAGATGATTTTGTCCAGAGTCATCAGTGGCACACCTCCGTGCTGCTCTTCGTATGAGCCGGCTTCACGCATGGCTCTGCTTTGCGCCAGTACTGAACGTCCATGATGACTGTGACTAGGGCAATCGCCGCGATGGCGTACAGCAGCCAGTGAGTGTCTTCTTTGAGTTGTTGAAAATCGCAGCTCATGCTTACTCCTTAATATCCATTGATAAATTCAATTGCCTGACGAATGAGGCTGCCCAGCAGCCATGCGACAAACATCGCCAAATGGAGGGCGACCGTTATGGAAAGCGTCGCCAACAAGGGGATAAGCAGACCCCATCGTGATCCCGTCACCTCGACTGCCAGTAGGCACAAAAAGGTGCCAATCGCCACAATCGCCAAGCGGTCGACGATGCGTTGGTATCTGTAGTGGTGGCGGCTTGCTGGGTTGTCGATGCTTGTGCAGTATCTGATTCTGTATTCGTGGTAGGTCATACGTTTTTCTCCTTGTGTAATTTCCGCTTCTCGAGCTTGGGGAATTTGTCGATTGTGCTTGCGACAGGCTCGTCAGGGTTCGCCTCGCGCAGCCTTGCCTTGGCGCCGTAAAGCTGCCCGTTTTCTTTGGCCTTCTCTTCGGACCTGATGGTGGCCAGGAAGTCTGGCATATACGTTTTCACGTAATCGGGATGGAAGGCGTTGATTTGTTTTGTCATGTGTTCTCCTTGGATTTTGCGTCGATGCACTCTTTACATATGAATTTCATTGGACCTCCAGCCCACGTCTTGATGTGCCCGCCAATGGTTGATTTGTCTTTCTGACATTTCCAACACATCTGCTTTTTCCTGCTGCGAATTTGCTTTAGAAAAACATCTGGCAATCCCGCATTGAGATTCTCTGCAACAACATTTTTTGCTCCTTGTCCTCTCATGTCTTACTCCTTTATGCCGTGGACGGCTTCTGCTTTAGTGATTACGAATTGGGCAATTGCAAGCCAACGCTTTGCTTCAGTCAAAGCATCAGGTGCTGCGTCGATGTATTTAGCAATCCACTTCAGTGTTTCCAGCAACTCAATGTTGATCTCCGTCAGCGGCTTCTGTGATGGTTGTGGTTTGGTGTAGAGCACTGGAACCCAGACATCTGGTATAGCTCGGCCCATGGCAACATATTCAAAGGGCCAGTGCAGGCGCTCAATCCAATCTTCTCTCAAGACCATGCTGCCGTTGACCTGCCACGCCACAGACTCATCCTGCTCTTGCTTCTGTGGTGATTGTGGTGTGGTGTAGAGTAGATGTTCGCCATCGGAAAGACGGCTTAATCCAAGTTCCCATTCCCATAATTCAGCGTGTTGATCGCCTCCTTTGCGCCATGTGCGAATCGTCGCCACAGGCTCACCCTGCTCTTGCTTGGCTAGTGCTTCTTCTAGGGCTTTTTCGACTGCGTTGTATTTCACGCATTCCGCTTTACTCAACTTGTAATTGCCAGAATGATTCCTTAACGCCTCAAGCGCCAGTGTCATTGCTTCTTTACTCATGGTCGCTCTCTATTGAATCGTTAATCAACTGCTGCTTCACCAGCTCCAAGCATCCAATCACAGTCGCCATGTACAGCGACTCGTCGTACTTGTGAATCAGCTCCAGCATTTCATCGACCAATCCGCCAGCTACCTTGCCTTGGTTAATTATCATTTGTTCTTCTCCTGTAGCGCCTGAATCGTTGCACGTTGAATGGCTTCGCCGTATTTGATGCTGTTCATCGGGGTGTACTCTTGCACGCGACCACGAAGGGATACCAGCTCATCGTCCGTCAGCCCTACCCACGACTTCTGTGATGGTTGTGGTTTGGTGTAGAGGGCGCGAACTTCCCAGCCAACCGAACTGTCACGCCACCATTTTGCATCGGCTTCGTTTGTGTTTTTCCATTTATTTTCTGTTTCTGTTGGGTGCCTCTTTTGCCATTGCGCCACAGGCTCATCCTGCTCTTGCTTCTGTGATGGTTGTGGTTTGGTGTAGAGAGACGTTATCTCCCATCCATCAAAAGCGTCAGGCTCTCCATTAAAGCTCAACTCATGCAGCGGCTTTCCTGTCACACTTCCTGTTGGGTGGTATCTGAGGTACGCCAATGGGGGTTGTTTAACTGTTTGTGTTGACCGTGTCTCGGCATGTAGAGTAATCAACTGATTTATTTCTGCTTTTACCTCACACCACGTAACCTCATCAGCAGAGAATCCGCGCTTGCTCCAATCTTTGAAACGGCGATACATCTGCGTAACGATTTCATCGGCGCGACTGTCATCCCACGCCACAGGCTCACCCTGCTCTTGCTGTAATACTTTTGGTGGTGTCGGCGACATTGATGTCGTCGACTTGTGACCACCCAACGCTTGGTCAATCGCCGCAAGGGCTTCGTAGATTGACTGGTTGCTCGCGCGTTTGTTTGATAGCGCTTTGCGCGCCAGGTGCAGCGCTTCGTCTTTGGTGGTCATAGCGGCGCGTCCTCGTAGTTGTCTGGGTTGAATTTCGGAACGCGATTGCTGCGGTCCAGTGGGTTTGGGTAGGGTGGGAATGGCCAGGTGTTCATGCTTTACCTCTTGCTCGGATTGCTTCAGCGCAGTTTGTTGTTGCCCACCATGAGTTACCGGCAACAGCTTGTTTGTCTTTTTCTTCATCACAAATGGCAGCACACGCCTCACGCTCTTCTGCGCGCGCATGCTCGAGGAGCTGGTCAAGCATGCGGTAATCGATGAAGAAGTGATTGCTCCGCGATGGCAGCCGCAGGCCGGCAAGGCTGGCCCATTCGATGAGTTCTTGTTTACTGCTCATGCAGCCTCCACTTTGGCGATGGCGGCGCGGGCAACTTTGATGCATGCCCATGCTTCGCACTTTGATGCATCGCCGTATTGGTCTTTGGCATGCTGCTGATTGAATTCGATGATCTTCTGGAGTGCATGCAACAACTCAGGCGCGGCGGCGATCAGTCGGGCGTTGGCTTCTTCGCCATACACCCGTGCAATCACGTTACCTTTGATATCCCACACGTTGAACAAACGCTTCTCAACATACGGAATCCCTTGATTTGTGAACCAAGGCCCAGAGGTGTGCTTCAGTAATTCCATGGCTTGGCTCCCAATGCGGCCGCGCGGGCCTTTGCTGCTGGCTTGCTGTCGTAGTAGCCCTCGGTCTCGGATCCGACCAGGCTGGGTGTGCTGGTGATGATCAGTTGCCAGCGGCCGCCGGACTTGAAGATGTGTGCGTATTTCATGGGGTCTCCTGCAGTAAGTGATTGATGGCCTCTTGCTCGAGGCGCTCTTGGTCTTCTTCGGTCAGTAGCTCGAGCAGATCCGCATCGGCCTGTTCGCCGTACTCGTCGAGCAGGTCAAAGGCGATCCACGGCCCCTCGCCTGGCGTCCAGTTGTCTGGGTGGCCAGTGCGGCAGGCTGGTTCGCCGGCGTCAAAGTCGGTAATGCCCAGCTTGACCGGGATGCCGATGAGCTCGGCGTTGATGATCTCGATGTACTCGCTCATGACAGAGCCTTTAGGCGGCTGTTGGCGGCGAGAATCTTGCGAGCTACCTCGGAGGTGAGGAAGTGGGTGCGCTTCATGCGGGAGTACGAGTTGTGGCTGATGCCGGCTGCACGACAGGCTGCACCAACTCCGCCGTGAACGCGCTCGAGTTTGTCGAACAGGGTGATGAAGGCTGGCACCTTTGACTGGATGATTTGATTTACTGCTGCTGGCATGACGTCCTCACAGTCCAATGATGTTGCGTGCGCCGGCGAGAACTTTGCCGGCTTTGGCGCGGCGACCCTCGGCCAGCAGGGCATCCGCATGACGGGCGCCGCCAACGGCTGCAGCCCAGAGTTCATTGCGACCGCTGAGCGGAACAGCCTCGAGCGCTGCCAGTGTGTCGTTGATCTTGCGCAGCAAGCCGCCGCCGGTGCGCTCAGAGATGGCGTAGCCGCCGTGTGTTGTGTTTGTTTGCATGGTGAGCTCCTAGTTGGTTGATTAGTTGTGGCAGAGACCGGCGTCGATGAGTGAAACAGCGAGGCGGCCATAGGCGCCCTGCAGCTTCCACACCCAGCCCTTGTCGATGCCGTCTTGGATGAATTCGATGATCTGATCTTCGTCGAGCAAGCCGCTCTCGAAAGCGATGAGTTGGTCAATGTTGGGCATGTTGGGCTCCTAAAAGGTTGATTGCTGATGAAAATAATTGTTGCGTCATAAAACATTCTCGTCAACCAATACCCGACTGAAGCGTGTGGTTACCCGAGTAAAGTGTGGGGAATTAACAACATATTGTTGCGTCACCACAACACTTTGTGGTATAGTCGCGCACGCGCTCGGCATAAGTCGTGCGCACACAAGAATTACAAGCCAGTGGCTCCACCTTTGAGGGCGGAGCTACGTCTATACATAGGGGATCGGCATGAAAAAGCGCGAAGGCGATGGATATGCCATCCCAACCAGCGATGGAATCACTTCCGACCTGAACCCCGTAGCGATTTAACGCAGACAATCAGGGTATCGGCAGGCCTCATAAGCCCAGCCTCGGAGTTTCGAGTACTCCGTCTGCAACCAACAATCCCCTAACCGCGTCAGTGGTCTGGGGCGAAAACCCCGCTTCGGCGGGTTTTTCATTTAAGGCCTTCCCATGAACTTGATCGACAACTGGAAGGCAGTTGCGACCAAGGCATGGAGCATGCGACTGGTGCTGCTGTCTGCTGTGCTATCCGCTATTGAGGTTGCTCTGCCCTACTTCGATGGAGCCATGCCTCGCGGCGCGTTCGCCATCCTGGCTCTGGTGGTGTCGGTGTCTGCTGCGATTGCACGGTTAGTCGCCCAACCGAGGTTGCACGAATGACAGCCAAGAGAATCGGCATCGCCGCAGCGATTGCGACTGCTATTGCAATACCAGCCGAGGGCTTGAGGCAAGTCGCCTATTACGACCCGCCAGGTGTGCTCACCGTGTGTTACGGCAGCACTACCAACGTGGTCCCAGGCAAGGTGTACAGCCTGCAGGAATGCAAGGCACGGCTTACGGCCGACATGCTTTCCGCTGTGGAGCAGGTTGATCGGTGTCAGCCAGGGCTGCCAGAGAACGTGCTCGCTGCTTTCGGTGATGCTGTCTACAACATGGGTCCAACCATTGCATGCGACACCAGCCGCTCAACAGCAGCTAGGTTGCTGAAGGCGGGAGAGATCGCCGCAGCTTGCCAACAGCTCCCAAGATGGGACAAGGCTCGAGTTGCCGGCCAGATGGTCAGCTTGCCTGGCCTAACCAAACGCAGGGCCGTCGAGAAGGCGGTCTGCCTCGGGGAAGCGCAATGATTATTCCGCCGCAGCTCGCGTTGTACGCAACGCAGGTGTGGTTCAAGGTTGCCGCAGTCGCACTGATCGTGCTGGCCATCTTCGTTGGTGGCTATCACTTCGGATCGAAGTCGACCCAGGCAGAGTGGGACAAGCAGATTGCCGTTCAAACCCAAGAGCGTCTGGCTGCTGAGCAGTCGGCCCGCAAAGAGGAGCAACGCCGTGCAGAAGAATCCCGCCGTGTGGTGGACGAGCTGGCTCAACGTGAAGCTGTATCCCGCACTCGCGCTGCTGCTGCTGAGCGGACTGTTGTCAGCCTGCGCAACGAGGTTGCCCGTCTCAACGCCCGTCCAGCCCCCGGCAATGCCGAAGCCGCCGGCTACGCTAATGAAGCCCGTGTCGCCCGAGAGTTACTCGGGGCGTGCGGCAAAGAATACGGGGATCTGGCAGCAGAAGCTGACGGACTCCGCGACCAAGTAACCGGCCTCCAGGATTGGGTGGTCCATGTCACACAGTGAGGGCTGCATGCCTCCAGAAACCGACCTGGCTGTAGCCATAGCAAAAATTGAAGCCATCTCAGGTGATATGGCAGAGGTGAAGGCGACCATGAGAGAGCTGGCCAGCGCCGTCTCCAAGCTCGCCGTTATTGAAGAGCGCCAGTCGTCGACCAATGAGTCAATCAACCGGGCCTTCAAAGAGATCAACAAGCTTACCGAGAGGATCGGATCCCTCGAGCAGGCTCAGCCAATTCAAAAGCAGTCCAGCGACCTAGTCCAGACTGCCGTCAAGTACATCGCCGTCGCCCTCTTGGGTGCTGTGATCTCCGGACTGTGGAGACCAGCTCCTATGGCGCCGACACAAACACCGCCCGCCATCGTGGGCAAGTAAGCAATGAACACACAGAATAACCAACCATCCAACATCGACGGCAGCGAGTTGCGCGATGCGCACGCTGAGCTCGACTTGGACTCCGACGCCCCAATGACTCCCGCCTGCCCGCTTAACCGTGGTGACGGTGAGATCTGCGAGGCGTGCCAGTAAGGCGCTGCTATGTCTGGTGAGGCAGATAAGAAGCACGTCGACTGGGAGCTAATCGAGAAGGATTACCGAGCCGGCATTAAGACGCTGCGTCAGATTGGCGGAGAGTGTGGCGTTTCGCACACTGCCATCATGAAGAGGGCTGACAAAGGAAACTGGACTCGCGTCGCCACACCGGCGCCGACCATGGAGCGATCCATATCAGTTACTGATGTCGCTGACGAGTTCAAGACTCCTGGGTTTGTGTACGTGATCTTCTTCCACACAGGATCGGAGACCTTCTACAAGATTGGCTTGGCCAATCACCTGGATGGGAGACTGAAGTCGCACCAATGCTCGAACCCGTTTGAGGTGCGCGTTGCCATTGCGTACTTCGTCCCCAACATGCGCGTTGAGGAGCGTACGCTGCACCAGCTGTTCGCTGCCAAGCGAGTTCGCGGAGAGTGGTTCACGCTAGAGCGTCATGACCTGGAGGCGATTGCTAAGCGATCGTTGCTGGCATGAGTGATAAGGATCAGAAGGTTATCGACTGGGAGGTCATAGAGAAGCACTACCGTGCTGGCCTCAAGTCACTGCGTACCATCGCAGAGGAGAGTGGCGTCACTGAAGGAGCAATCCGTAAGCGCGCTAAGCGTGATCAGTGGACGCGCAATCTCGATGAAAAGATTCAGCAGCGAGCCAAGGAGAAGGTACGCAAAGAGGTGGTACGCAAGCCTGGTACGCAGCTAACAGCAACTTCCGAGAAGGAGGTTGTTGAGCAGTATTCCGACGTCGTCGCTTCCGTGGACATGATCCAACGGGAGGACGTGAAGCTGGCCATCGACAACAGTCGCAGCCAATTGAAAGAGCTGGTTGGCTTGGGTGATCCCAAGTTCGCCGAGGCTTTGGTCTGGTTGGGTGAGCAATACGACGAGTCCGGCCCGACAGCCAACGGTGGCTGGAAGAACGACAAAGCCAACGAGCTCTATCAGTACATCATCTCCTTGGCCGGTCGAGTCAAGATGTCCAAGGAGATCGCGGCGAGCCATGGTGTTTACCTGCCGCTGCAGCGCAAGATCTTCGGCTTGGATGCCGAGAAGAAGTCCGCTGGTGAGTTTGAAGAGATGCTGCGCAATGTTCAGTTGCAGGCTGACTGATGGCTGGCGGATCTCTGAACGCTGAGCAGCAAGCCAAGCTTCTGCTGTTGAACAACAACCTCGAGGTCTACTCGGCACACTGTCTGAGGATCCTCGATAAGGTCGGCACGAAGCTGCCGTTCATATTTAACCAAGCGCAACGCTACGTGCATGAGCGCTTGGAGCGCCAGCTCGCTGAGACGGGCATGGTGCGAGCTTTGATTCTGAAGGGTCGTCAGCAAGGGATCTCCACCTATGTGGGTGCGAGGTTCTATCACAAGACCTCGATGACCTTTGGTCGCCGCGCTTTCATTGTGGCGCACGAGATCAAGGCGACGAACAACTTGTTCTCGATGGTAAAGCGTTACCACGACAACAACCCGATGCCGATCAGCACTGGCGCGACGAACGCGCAAGAGTTGATCTTTGACAAGCTGGACAGCGGCTACAAGCTGGCCACCGCAGGCACTGACGACGTCGGCCGATCGAACACCGCGCAGCTGCTGCACGGCTCAGAGTTCGGCTTCTGGCGCAACGCAGCGATGCACTTGGCCGGTCTGGGTAACACTATTGGTGACTTGCCCGGGACTGAGGTGATTCTCGAGTCCACGGCCAACGGTCTGGGCAATCAGTTTCACGCCATGTGGCAAGAGGCTGAGGCTGGCAAGGGCGACTACATCGCCATCTTCGTGCCTTGGTTCTGGCAGGTTGAATACCGCGCCCCGGTTCGCAAGGACTTTGAGCTAAGCACCGAGGATCGCGAATACCAGCAAGCCTACGGGCTTGACATGGAGCAAATGCAGTGGCGGGCTAATAAGATCGCCACTTACGGTCGCGGCCACGAATGGCTGTTTGACCAGGAATATCCGGCCACTGCCGCTCTGGCGTTCAAGACGTCGACGATGAACCCGCTGATCAGCCCCAACGCTGTGATCCGGGCGGCGACTACTGACTTCCGTGAGCGCTCTGGCCCGCTGATCATTGGCTGTGACCCGGCCGGTGACGGTGAAGGCAAGCACGACCGCAGCGCGATTGCATTCCGCCAAGGGCGTACATGCCCCCGCCTCGAGTGGTTGCCGTCAGACTACAGCCCGATGCAAATCGCTGGTCGCTTGGTCGAGATCTGGAATACACACCAGCCCGACGCGATCATCATCGACAAGGGCGGTCTCGGCGCTGGCATCTATGACCGCTTGGTTGAGATGAACGTGCCGGTGATTGGCATCAACAACGCCGAGAGCGACACCGTTGACCCGGATCGCTACGAGAACGTGCGAGCTGGTATGTGGTGGCGCATGGAAGAGTGGTTCCACGACTTCCCCTGCCGCATCCCGAACGATCCGGCTTTGATCTCTGACGTGACTGCGCCTCAGCCTGAAGTGCATTCGAGCGGCAAGAAGTTGCTCGAGGCCAAGAAGAAGATGCAAAAGCGTGGCATCCGTTCACCAGACGGTGGCGATGCGCTGGCGCTGACGTTTGCGGTGCCCGTGGCTCCGCGACAAAAAGAGACCATCGGCTTGCCGCGTGGCTCATACAGAGCGCCGACCAGCGCAGGGTACTAAGGATGGGATCTGATGGCGGATGAGTATCAAGACTCCTGGAAGAGCGGAATGCTCGAGCCAGGCAACATCGACCTGGCCAAGCGTCCGGTCGTGAAGAACAAAGACGGATCCATCAGTACCGTTCGCTCGATGAGCGTTGGCTTTGATGGCAAAGAAGTTCTGATCCCAACGGTGCATGACAGCGGCCGGATCATGAGCGACAACGAAGCCATCAAGGAATACCAGAAGACAGGCCGTCACCTCGGCATGTTTGACACCCCAGACAGCGCGACCCGGTACGCCGAGCAGTTGCACAACGATCAGGCCAAACAATACGGCGCTGAGAAGTAAGGAAACACCATGGCAGAAACCACCAACGAATACACCGACGCTTGGCACGAGGGCGAAGAAGGTCATCCCGTCGAGAACGCGGTGGCTGCTGCTGCCAAGAAGGTTGCGACGACTGAGCGCGATGAGTACATCACCGCCTACGCCGACATCGATGCCGGTCAGTCAGTGAATGGCGAAGACCTTAAAGACGTCAAGCTCAAAAACAAAAAAGGCTTAGCCGTCGACAAAGACGATCAAGCCGCCGAAGAGAATAAAAAGGATTAAGCCATGGCCATGAAAGACCCCGGTAAGCTGTTTCTGACACTGCGCAACAGCGCAACCGTCGCCCACATCATGCACTTGGGCGCCATCGGTAACGGCAGCTATGCCCGCCACAAGGCGCTCAACGAGTACTACGACGCCATCGTGCCATTGGCCGACCGCTTCGCCGAGGCTTACATGGGTCTGTGTGACGGCGAGCGCATCAAGTTCGGCGCTGCCAGCTTCAAGCTCGAGACCGATCCCACGAAGATGCTCAAGACCATTCGTGCTGAGGTCGAAGCTGCACAAAAAGAGTGTGGCGACTCGATGATCATTCAGATCCTGGACGACGTCAAAGAGCTCGTCTGCGACACGATTTACCTGTTGACACTCAAGTGAGCGCAGTAGAACAAACCGAATACGCACTGGCCGCTGCTGACCAGTTGCGCGACGAAGC